TGAACAGTTGGCGGATACTGCGGAAGAACTATTAACCTTGGATGAGGTTAAAGCCAATAAGACGGAGGTTAATGCTCTTGCCACAAGCAAAGCTGAACAAACCAGCCTAGACGCGACTAATAATGCAGTTTCCGCAAAAGCAGAAAAGGTATATGTTGATACACTGGTCGCAAGTCTAGCAAGTGGATCTCCGAAGGGCACTTATGCTACAGTGAGCGCATTGCAGGCTGCTTTCCCGACAGGCAACACAAATACTTATGTAGTTACTGCAGATGGTAAATGGTATTACTGGAATGGCTCGGGCTGGACGGCAGGAACGGTATATCAGTCTACAGGCGTTGCCGATAATTCAGTCGGTGTCGCGGCACTCAAAACAATGAAGTGGGCAGAAATCCTTGGCAACGCTAAGTTGAACTTTAATACGACAACCAAAACAGCTTCGTTGCCCAGCACATATGTCTATAATGATGACGGGACAGTATTAGCTAACGCATCCTCGATAACATATGATGACAGCGTAGTTTCATACATTTGCGTGGATCGAACGACGAAAAACTTATTTGTTAAACCCATCGTAGAGGGTACGTTAACCTACGCATATGTTTTGGCGTCTGTTATATCTGGAAAAGTCTCTTGTCCATTCGGATTTCAAAACATAACAGTCAATGGAGCCGCAATAAAATCGGCTAATGCCATTTTTGACATTCCGGATAATTTTGTGGGAATCGGAAAGTTGCTCACGAAAAAATGGGCAGAAATCATTGATGGCGCTACTAAGTTATCGATTAATACAACCAACAAGACAGCCGCATTTACAAACAATGTCTATGTAAGTAATGATGATGGTTTTGTTCTGGCTAAAACCGGATCAATAACTTATAACGATACCCAGGCTACTTATATCTGTGTAGACAGATCAACCGGAGATCTGTTTTCGCAGACAATATTTGCATCCACTACCGGGTATGCCTTCGTGCTATGCCGGATCATTGGTGGTAAAGTATATTCCCCTTTCGGTTACAAGCAAATCATGGTAGACGGGCTGAAACCAACAGGTGCCAATGCGGATTTTGAGTTACCAGACAAGTCAATAAGCGCAGATAAGCTGAATTTCACTGTAACGCGGAAGAGACTTTATACGCTTGCTGATGCTTGTTCTGCATGGAAAAAGGGCGAGAAGTTTCCGGTTGCTTTTTTAGGCGACAGCACTACGGAAAGTACAACGAATCCGACCAGCGCCAACACAATCGGTACTGACCATACTCCAGCGGACGCGTACTGTACGCTACTGCAGGAGCTGATCCGGGCTGAGACTGGCAGTACGGTTGCGCGGATTTATAACGCGGGATTCGGCGGTAAGGACGCAACCTGGGCCCTTGCGAATATAAACGGAATCATTAAGACCAACACACACTATGCTGACGTGAAGATGATCGGCATCCGACACGGGTTGAATGATCCGATGGAAAACAGTTCAACAGCGGAATACATCGGATCATTCCGTGCGGCCATGCGAGGTATTATTGAATGGTGTTTTGAGAATAACATCCAGCCATTCTTGGTGACGCCGCAGGCTACAATGATTGCATATCCGATGTATAGCCCAGGGTATACGTCAGCCGAGACTACTAGCATATCTTTAAGTGTCATCCGGGAATTGGCGGAAGAATACAACCTCGAATTGGTTGACAATTATACTTATACCAAGATGCTGCAGCTAAAGGTGGATAATATTCAGTCGTTGGTGCCGGACGGTCTACACTACAGGCAAGAGGGTCACATCTATCAAGCGGAGTTCTTATTTTCGGAGTTTAACAAGGAGACCATAAAGGTAACGGAACCCTGTAAAATTGGGTTCAACAATCCAGAGGTTCGGTCAGAGATCGGCAACTGTGCAAAGCTCACTGCACGGACAGGTGGCTATAATAGCAGCCTGACCACAGCTGCAGCAGGCAAAGTGTTTAAGGTTAATCTGTACAACCACTTTAAATACGGCGTCACTCTCGATTTCACGTTCACTTCTGCTGGCGATGTAACGGCGCGGATTAACGGAGTTGACTACACGCTCAATACGGCAAATCACACCGTTTCGATCAGCGGGATGGGCTTAATCAAAATTGAGATTATCAACACTGCCGGCAACAACCTAACGTTCTTCGGAGTGGGCGTTGCTTAATGGACAAACGGACCATACTGCGCAATACCGGAAAACCGAAAATGGACGTTAAAAAAAGAGCGGCCGGATCACTCCAGCGGCTCTTTTCTGTATTCAATGATATCGGATAGTTCACAGTCCAATTCGCTGCAAATCTTGTCCAGGTTCTCTACCGGTAGTGACTTAGCTTTGTTCAAGCACATTTCACTAATCGTTGGCTGCCTTATTCCTGTTCTCCTGGACAGTTCACGTTGAGAAATGTTTGCTTCGTTCAATACAGTAGATAGCTTAATTATAATCATGGATGTTACCTCCTTACGTGATACGAATATAGTACCATTTGCCTATTGATTCGTAAATAGTATCAGTATAATATTGATGCTATAACTACGATAAACGTATCACTAGGAGGACATCATGAATAATGCAAGTGAGCAGCTATTGTCCGATGTCGTGGCCGTGATTTATAACGTTTTCCCTGATTTAGAAGTTGAACGAACAAAGTCTATACTATCTATCATTGTGTCTGATTACCATATTCAGCGTATCAAAGAAGATGAACCGCACCCGGATGGCGAAGAGAAGCTCAAGATGTTTCTATCATCAAAGCGCCTGGAAGGGCTCAGTCCGTTGACGCTGGACGGATATGCCTTGGACCTACACATATTCTTCCGTCACGTTCGCAAGCGGACAGACAACGTCACAGCCGCCGATATACGGGCATACCTTGGACAATTCAATCACCTCAAGATGAGTACGATCGGCAAGAAGTTGTCCGTACTTAAAAGCTTCTTCGGCTGGCTTTCAGGGGAGGAGATTATTCCCCGTGACCCATCCGCCAAGCTAAAAACGCCGAAGCTGGAGAAGCGGCTGCCGAAAGCTCTGACAATCCCTGAGTTGGAGATGCTGCGGGAATCCTGCAAGACGGTCCGGCAGCGGGCCTTTATCGAAATCATGTATGCAACAGGCTGCCGGCTGTCTGAGGTCTACGGGATGGACCGGGACGCAATCAATCAACAATCTATGAGTTGTCGAGTGATCGGTAAGGGGAATAAGGAGCGGGAGGTTTACTTTTCGTTCAAAGCAATGTACCACCTCAACAAATATCTGAAGAGCCGGAATGATAACTGCGGGGCTCTGATGGTGACAGAGCGCAAGGAGTATCGCCGCCTGACCAAACGGGGCATACAGCGGGAGATAGCCGTTATTGCCCGTACAGCTGGGCTTCAGGACAAGGTGAGCCCGCATGTGCTGCGGCACACCTTTGCAACGCTCACGCTTAATAATGGCGCGGAGTTGGTCGCTGTGCAGGAACTTATGGGCCATTCGGATCCGCAGACCACACTCCGGTATGCCAGAATTACCGAAGAACGTAAGCGGGAACAACACAAACGGTATTTAGTACAATAAAATTCAGACACGCCCTCAGGGGCGTGTCTTTTTATATACATTACAGAGAGAGAAGGGAGCGGGGGAATGGAAGCAGAACGAATTTCCGATTTAGAGAGAATATTGCCGTTGGTAGAAAAGTATGGACTTTCTGTCGTGCTACTTTTCTTGTTTCTGATCTTCGCTTATGCACAGTGGAGGGCCGTGGCAACTGGTAAGTTGGTACCGCGCGAAATGCTGGACAGGGCCTTGCAAGATAATGACCACCTTCAGGAGATCCTGGATAGCGAGCGCAAGGCGTTTATGCAGCCGACACTGGAAGTGCTGCAGCGGCTAAAGATTGATCATAATGCCGTAAATCCCGAAAATAATGAGGACAGGGGTGGATAACCGTGTTTATAAAGTGGATTCACCGTTTATTCCCCCGGCACGGCGAGTTAGATAAAGAAATCAGCCAAGCATCACGCCGGGTAGCTTTTTCTATTGCCAGATATAAAGATACCTCCAAAGAGATACAGGAGGAGATCCTTAACAACGGATTTGCGCCATTTTTGATTTACGATAAGGGGGATCATCAGTATGGGGGGCATTGATATTTTGTTATTGATTGCATATGGTATTTCATTCGTTTGTGCGCTGCTGCTTATGGCCGCGCTTTTTTTGTACTTCCGGAAGAGATTCCGCGCCCGGGTGGTAAGTCTGTTCATGTTGGCAGTGTTCTTCTTTCTGGGGGCGTATACGGTGAAGATGGCCGTGGCCTTCTGGATTCGTTTCTCAAGCGCCTCCGGAGATTCCGCCGTCTATGCTGCGCTGAAGTCGCAAGGCTGGGCTATTGCGCAGACCGGCACAACATTGGGGCTGCTGATCCTGACCGTACTCATGTATACCCGGAGGCAGGATCTGTTTATGTCCTTCCAACCGGTAAAGAGAGAGGGGGAACAAGATGCTAACGCTTGATCAGGTGAAACTCAAATCAAAGTCCCGACTAGTCGGATTACAACCGGCAGTACTGGCAGCTACGAATGCGCTTATTGAACGGTCTTATTCCCGGGGCGTGCCGATTGTAATCACGCAGGGGCTACGCACCAAGGCCGAACAGAACGCCTTATACGCAAAAAGCCGGACGCAGGAACAACTAAATGCTGTTGGTCTCTCACATGTTAAGGCGCAACCAAAGGAAAAATGGGTTACGAATGCAATCGGCGGCTCGAGCAATCATAATTACGGACTTGCCATCGATTTTGCGCTGCTGCTACCAAACGGTTCAAGTGTGTCCTGGGACATGCTCCGGGACGGTGACGGCGACAAGGTGAAGGATTGGAATGAAGTGGTGGAGGAAGCAAAGGCGCTGGGGTTCTTCTGGGGTGGTGACTTTGAGAGCATCTTTGACGGCCCGCACTTTGAAATGACATTTGGCCTATCGATTAAGCAGTTGCAGGCGGGAGCGCAGCCCACAGAGACACAGACGGCAAAGGTTCTGGCACAAATCGAACGGTATCTGAAGGAGGCAAATGACGTGAGAGTAGATAAAGCAGGCACAGTAGTAAACGGTAACCGGCTGGCAGCAGAGAGTGTGCTCATTGAAGGACGGGTATATGTGCCGCTGGCTGCGATTGGCGAAGCAATTGGCGCGCAAGTTGAATGGAACAATATCAGTAAGACAGCTACATTGACGACAAAGGAGACTAAATAATGCAACCGATTGTAGAAGCGGCTCAGCCGTATGTGACGACTGTTGTAACGGCCCTCGTAGGTGCCCTGGTTGCCGTCCTGTTGTCTGCTGTAGGCGTTGTCAAGGCAAAGGCTGTTAATTATCTGGATAGTAAGTTGGACGCGACACAGCGGGAGCTGCTGCACAAGGTGGCCGGTGAGGCTTATGCCTATGCAGAGACGGTTTATAAAAGCTCCGAAAGTCAGATCAAACTTGCGCAAGCCTTGGAGTATGCCACTCAGCAGTTAGGGCGCAAGGGAATCAAGGTCACGCCTGCGGAGATCCGGGCAGCCATTGAGGCAGCCTATCTTAAGTCACAAAATCCAGTACAATAAAGGAGTAGACAAGTCATTCTGAAAATGCTAATATGAAGGCAACCAAATCCGGAAGCACCGGTAAGCCTCTGCCAACGCAGGGGCTTTTTTCTTGTGGATAAAAGAACATAAGTTCGCATATAATAGGTTCATGGGGGCGAATTCATGAGCAATGTGAACTCTGGACATAAAATGCTGACAGTTGAAGAAAGAACAATGATCCGGGATCTTATCCTGCTGCCATACATAGATACAATGGTCGCCAAGAGCATAAAGGAAATAGAGCTCTCTGGAAACGTACTCCGAAGAGCCTATGTAACTGCCGGCCGTTATATCCAAAAGCAGATTGTGAAAGATGTCTACCAGTTGCGTCAGGAGCTCAAGAAGCGAGATATCAAAGTGGTTGAGGATACGCAGGACGATTTCATCACGTATAATACTATCTTCTTCCGGGGATATCAGGAGCGCTTTGGAATGACTCGGGACGTGATGCGGACAGAAATCAGCCTACGACTTACTCGGTATACAACTGAGGTAGGGGAGGCGTTAAAAGATCATATTAAATAGACGCCACAAAAAAAGGCCCGAGGAATTCCCCGAGGCCTTTTAATAATTTAGTTTGTTTTAAACCAAGCGCCGCCGGTACCGTCATACTTACGTGCATAGCTGATAACCGGAGATAAATCATCCTTTTTAACTTGGAATGCTACCCAGCCCTCTTTCGAGGATCCAGCATAAATATTAGCATCTATTCCGGGATCAGGTAAGACTACACTCAGCCGATCATAATCAGTGCCGGCTGCTGAAACTAAGGTGAAGTCACCACTCCAGATATCTACAGCGCCGTCAGCTGCCTTATTATTTGCTGTAATACTAACTTTAGCTTTAGCAAGTAAATATTCGAATCCATCCTTTGGTGCTTCATTGAATTGATTAGTGCTTTGAATCATGCTCCACGCTTCGTCCCCGCGGATAATCTGAGATATAGTTACCTGCCCACTGTATTTATTTACTACAGAATCAACGGCAAAAGGAATAGTAGATCCGATTGCTGCAGGCTTCGTGCGGCTATTTTGAGCAGCTGCAGCAGGTGTGCTTGTTTGAGATGGAGAGCTCTGCCCTTGGCTGGTAATGGTTACTGTCTTTGTGTTGTTGTCAAATCCGACCTTTGCTCCAAGCAATTCAGCGACATCCTTTAAAGGAACATAAGTAGATCCATTGATTTCGCGGATATCTGCAGAGGATGCTTTGCCATTTACAATCAATTTGAACTTAGTGGCAGCATAAGCGCCGGCAGTGAAAGATGATACCAACATCAACGCAGCAATAGCAGATACTATTAACTTTTTCTTATTCATAAATACCTCCATATGGATTAATACGGACAGTTTATCAGATGGAGGTAAATATTTCTATGTATTAAGCAAAAGAAACCCCGTCAGTGATTATACTGGCGGGGATTGTTGCTCTTTTTCGATGTTTACAAGGGTGGCCTGGATTTCTCCGATCTGTTTCTGCAATTTTGTGTAATGGTAGTCTGGATTATTGCTTTGCAACTCCAGTTGCTCCACTTTCTTTATTAGGTACGACAAAATGTCTGAGTACTTATTAAGTATCTCCCACGTTTCTTTGTCCATCCCACTATTCCTCCTTATATTCGATTATTTCAGATATATCCTTAATCTCAAGAGCTACCATGACCTTTTCAAGATGTTCGCGGTTAATGGTAGAACGGATGTTATTGCATAACTCACTTATAGTTGTAGGCCTCAACTTGCAAAGTTCCGAAAGTTGCTTCTGTGTTATTCCTCTCTCGCCAAGTATCTCCTGTAATTTAATCCGAATCATTTGGACAAGCCCCCTTTATGTAAATTTACCACCTTTATAGATATAACGCAATATCGTTATATGTGTTGACAATCATGGAAGGCAGGAGTATATTGTAAATAACGAAATAACCAAATAACGATATTTAATAAGGTGGTGATGTTTTTGGATAAAGATAACGAATACGATTTTGAAGTTCATTTCATCAATCAGCCATATCGGGAAATAAAACGGCGCGCTAAAACACAGCCGGAAGCATTGGCTATCGCAGAGAGCGACTATGAAGATGAGATCGGATACTCTGCAGTAATCTCAATAGATCCACAAAAAATCTAATCCGGCGGGCATACGCGGGAGGGATAAGGGATGAAAGTGAAAATTAAGAACGAGTTGCCGAAGGAAGCAATGGTTTGGTGGTACGGACAATACCTCGGGGAAGTGTTTGAAGTTGAACGCGACAAAGATCGTCCAAGAACATACTTTCAGCTTGAACGGAATGGAGTGAATCATCAGATTCGTTGCTGCGATGCTCTTATCGTTAAATAACACGGGGCTACGGCCCCTCTAAAGGAGGAAATGCGGAAAATGGATCGTGAAGAAGTTAGGCGCAGAGCAGCACAAATAGCCGTGGAAGGCGAACGGTATCGTTATCCTGCGGCAGTCGGGCTAATCAAAGCAGTCGTCACTGGTGACGGATCACCTTTCAAGAAGCTCCGAGATATTGAAATCATTTTAGGGGCACTAGAAACGTTTAAAGAAACGGGGGAATGACATGGATCACGCAATCAATGCCCTGAGTCAATTTCTCTCTCCGGAACTGGATATGCTTCGGAGGGAATGGAAGAACGGCAAGGGTGGCTACAAGAAACTGTCCGTTTGCCCGTCATACGGAACGTGTAAAGCCCTTGTGAATGCTATCCACATTCTCGAAAAATGCGAATACGGGAAAGCTAAAACAATGTCCGTGAAGGACCTGATAGCAGGGTAACTTAATCCGCCTGATGAGCGCATAAGCGCCTTGGACCGGCTGCGGGCCTGGTCGAAACCTACCGGACAATTATGCCGGGATGGTCGCGGAAACCGCCATTAGAGGGCAGCGCGCGCCCTCGCATGTATAGGAGTGATAGATATGTTGCCAGTACACAATAGACTTGCCGAAATCTTTCAAGAGCATTTGAAAGGTCCATTATCGGATGACTTGGGTATGGAACTGCAGCATTGTATGAAAGTGAATGCCGATTACTGCCTGGACATGAATTTCTTCAACAACCAATTAATTGAAGCGAGAAAAACAAAAGATGTGAAGTGGGAGGCAGATATTACCGCAAAAATGGATTGGCTGCGGCGCACCGGAAAGGTGGTCATGCAATGAGATTAGAGGATTTACATGTGGGGCTGCCGGTCCGGATCAGCGAGGGTCATCCCAGCGGCTACGGCGGCCGGGTGGGTAATGTCGTTGCTGTCGGGGAGACAAAGTCACTGGATAATAAGAAGGTCATCAAAGGGGCATCGGTAGACATCGGGAATATCTTACTGGTCATGATTGAGGCAGAATCTCTGGAGCCGGTTGCCGAAGATGAACTGCCTCCCGGATGGGAAGAAATCGATGTGTGAATGATCGCGTAACAAGCCGCCTGACCGTACTCTATAAATGCATATTTTAGTATACTCAGATAGGTATAAACAACTATAATTAATCTATTGAATGAAAATTATGTCAGGCGGTGTTGTTTTGTGTCGTTAGAGCCGATTGGGTTTGTATTTTTTTCAACATTAGAAGTTTTCGCCTGGTATGCGTTAAGTATGAGTGTTTTCAGATTTAAAATAATGGACTACTTTTGGGAAGCGCTATTTGTAATTTTGCTCATGAATTTACAAAGTTTCATTTTGCGGAATGAGTTGTCTCTTGCATACCTAGCTCCATTAATTAACGTACTCTTTTTCACCCTGTTGTATGCAGCTGTAGTAAAGATATCGTTGATAGGCTCATTTATGATGTCAATCGTGGGGTTAGTTGGTTTTGGTATGGTCCAGGCAATGTTGGCTATTCTGCTCTTCGGATCTATTGATGTTGCCCAGTCTAATATTACATACGGGTACATACTTCAAACATCTACTACGGTTTTTGTTGTACCTATTTCAATGATTTTGTATAAATTCGGCTATGGTTTTTCATTTGATTTAGAAAAATTCAGATTGAAATATGAGCTTATCATAATACTTGCGACTATCATTCTATTTTTAATTGCCATTACGTTTATTCTTTATGTGAATGAAATTTGGATAGCTCTTATCTTCTTTGTAGCTTCATTATTAATTTTCCTTAGATATGCTATAAAAAAGGAGAGAGATATGTGATAGATCAGATATCGCTTAAAATGGCGGTTGCTGTGAAGAATAGAGCCCCGGAGCACCCTGCCTCATTGGCTGTGCTTAAGCATGCATTAGCTGTTTTGATAAATACGGTGTCCATTATTGTTCTTACGGTTATCGGGGGCGTGTTAACCGGACACACGAAAGAAGTAATAATTATTATGGCGTCATTTGCATTACTTCGAATGATATCGGGTGGATTTCATTTGAAAACGGGAGATATGTGTGTGGTCGTTACAACTACATTATTTGTGGGCCTTTCATATGTAAATGTGAATCACTTGTTAACTTCTATATTCACTATAATCAGTATCTTATTGGCATTGTTGTTCGCACCGTCCGGAATTGCTAATCAGTCACGAATACCGAAGAAGTATTACCCACATTTAAAAGTAGCCTCGGTAATGCTGATATCGCTGAACCTCATAGTTGGATCGGCAGTAATAGCTGCTTGCTTCCTGGTACAGTCCCTGACTTTAATTCCACGAAAGGAGGTGAAAGACTAATATGAAAAAATGGAATATGATTTCTTCTGCTCTGGCATTCGTAGCCCTACTGACCGTTACTCCAGCGAGCGCATTGTTCATTTATGGCGGAGATGCTCCTAAAGAACTTCTGAAATAGATGGAGATGGTATAAGTGGACAGCTTAGTGGTAAGTAAAGATATTAACGCTGAGAGCGGTCTCATCTCTTTACCTATAAAAGAGGTTGCTTTCATGGAATTTGAACGTAGAATTGATAGGGTTATAGTTCATACGGTTGATTCCTCATTTTTCTTAACAGGCACTCTAAAATACTGGCAAAATGGGTTAGACAGTAATGGATATAATTTTGTTGCTGTTGATCGAACAAATGTCGTTAATTTAGATAGGATAGTTGTTTTGGATGAAATGTATCATATAGCGTATTTCGAAGAAAATATAACTCACACTTCGAAGCGGTGCACCTTCACAAATATTAACTTTGAAAAAGCGAAGGAAAAGTACAGTGTAATTCAGAAAAAAACAAGTTTGGCATAGGCGAGAAAAGAGTTCCTAAGGGGGCTCTTTTTTTGCGAATATTATAGCACAATTGTTTTGTAATATGTTGTCGAAACGCGCGTGTAACTCAATAATATTCAGCGCGATGAAATTAAGTTTACTTAAATCTTGATATGGGATTTAATAGAATTAAGCCAACGGGCGAAACGGTGTTGACAAATGTTTATTTATGGGCTTTGTTAACTTGTCCTTATCGGAGGAGTAAAAAAACTTACTCCGGCCTGTGCATTACATTGTCCATTCGTAAAGCTTTTTCTCGGTGGTTTTTAACGCGATTGCTGCAGCTCGCAGTTGCAATGCCGACATTTGTCTCTCGTTCGTTTCGAAATAAGAGATCGTTGTGACAGATATTCTAATCCCTGTTTTATCGAATATACGGTCAGACAACTGGCTTTGCGTCAACCCTTTCGAGAGGCGAATGGACCGCATCAGGCACGATCCGTAGGATAGCGCCATAATACCTCCAATTATTAAAATTAAGTTAAGAAGGTGATCTCGATAGAATTATAACACACGATTATATTGCCGGCATTAATAAGGGGGAACAGAAGAAAAGTGATGGGGAGTGGTTATATGATCTATTTAACAGTTACTGAAAATGAAGAAGGCAAGGGTATTCAGCAAATAAAAGTCGAGGATATCTTATATATGCAATTTGACAATAGACTATCAATTGCAGTTCACACCGAAGAAAAACAATATGTTGCCGTTGGACCCTTAAGATTTTGGGAGGCTGCATTTGAAAAGGCCGGATTGAATTTTATGAGGGTAGATAGAGGAGTGTTGGCAAACGTAGATAAAATAAAAGTTGTAGATAAGGAATTCAAACTAGCGTATTTTGATGAAAATATTGAAAAAGAGACAAAGAGTTGTACTATGTCTAGCTCTGGGTATAGATCATTCCGTGAAGGTAACCCTGCTATTCCAACAGTAAATAGCAATGGAATAAAATTGTTTAAGGGCCTGTCCTGGCCGACAAGCCCTTAAGTGAAATGATTTCTAAAAAATACAATTCAAATGTAACACATATCTATTAAAAAAATAAGTGCTTTCAGCGCGTAGAAAGCTATTGACAAAAATACACCTGGGGGAAAATTTATGGATATGTTGGAATGGTTAAATCCAAGTATAGAAAAGAGAATTTCAGAAATAAGTGACGATATACTGGCTAATTCAAAACCTGATGGGTATAAATCATTTATGGATATATTAAGAGGTCAAGAGGCGTTAAGTCCAGAAATAATTATGGAGTTAGGAGATTTATTTATATCCCATACTCAACATACGGTAGAAGAGAGTTACATAACTGGGGTTAAAGAAATTCTCAGCATTAAGTCATAACAATAAATACAGCTCGGTTCTCTAATAATAGGGAACTGAGCTGTATTTATGACACTGCACTATTCTTCATTCTTATTATGTATTGTCTTGTCTAAACATAATAAGAATGAAGAAACGTTTTAGAAGAACCATTCAATTTCTGGTGGGGTACCTTTGATAAGAGAAATGGATTTTACCAACTTCCGGACAGCTATCTTTTGTTCGTCCTCAGTGAAAAATTCCCATGCAGTTCCTATATCGTGGAATAGTTTTTGTGTTTTCTTTTCGTCAATTGCTTTGGGGTTAATGTCTAAAATATCATCCAGATCTTCTTCGAGTCTATCTCTTTGTAATTCGAGGTTTTTAATTCTATCACTTACAGCTGAAGCCTTAATGTCTCCATTCTGAATTGCATCATATAGATTTTCGAGATTTGTATTTACTTTTTTAAGTGAATCGTTCAATTGCATGACTTGTTCATTTAAATCAGAAACTTCGCCTTTTTTGTTTTTCAACATATTAGTTATTTTTGTAGGGTCTAAGGAGATATCCTTTATTTTTGAAATCACAAACTTTTCAACTTCGTCTCTCCTAATATAACCCATTGTACAGGCTTTTCCGGCTCTTCTATCTTTTGGCCTTACATGTTGATCTTTACATCCATAGAATTCATAGACATATTCCTTATTTTTATGTTTTGATTTCCTTCTTACATGGACTACATTTCCGCCACATACTCCGCATTGGAGTAATCCAGTTAACAAGTATACTCCTATCGGGGTGGCTCCATCCTTTCTTTTTTCTAACTCAATCTGAACCGCATCCCATGTAGCCTGATCAATGATGGCTTCATGTTTTCCTTCATAGATATTCCCGACATACCCAAGATTCCCAGTATAAATTTGTCTTGAAAGAATGTCCCTGATTACAGAATGATCTATTGTCCTGCTAAGACAGCGAGGAGCAGCCCATTCGGCAATAGACAACCGCGAGTGACCATTTAGATATAATCTATATGATTCTCGAATTATGCGAGCTTCTTCTGGTATTATTTCTAATTGCTGTAATTCCCTGTTCCAACTATATCCAAAAGGTATACGCCCTCCATACCATTTACCCTGGCTAACCCTTTGCCGCCTGCCGGCAGTAGTCCGTTCGATAATCATATCCCTATCCAATTGTGCGAAAACCGCTAAAACACCAAGCATAGCTTTGCCGAAAGCAGTAGAAGTGTCGATTTTTTCAACAGAAGAAGTGAAAGAAGCTCCGTTTTTTTCGAATTCGTCTTCAATAAGCTCTAAAATGTCACGTTGCCTCCGACTCAATCTATCTAACTTGTAGACCAATACGGCTGTTACCCTTTTTTCTTTTATATGCCGGAGCATACGTTTTAAAGCTGGTCTTTCCATGTTAGTTCCTGTATATCCATCGTCTATGTATAATTTGTAGTCGTCCCAGTCCTGCGATTTGCAATAATGGATTAGCTTTTCTTTTTGAAAATCGATTGAATAGCCTTGTTCTGCTTGTTCATCTGTCGAAACCCTAATGTATATGGCGACAGTCAAAATGCTCACCTCTATTTAAAGTTTGATGATAATTCTTTTCAATTTTCCAATCACTCTTATGTTTTGATGATCAGAAGCGGTTTTTGTAATTTGAGGATATGTAGGGTTTTCTGACTGTAGAATTAAAGTATCATCATTCTTGTATACTCTTTTTAGAAATACCTCATCATCAATAAGAACGGCAGCAATTTCGCCATCTTCTACATATTCTTGTTTACGAATTAATAGGAGATCTCCGTCAAATATTCTCGCATTGATCATACTATCACCAGAAGCTCTAAGATAAAAGAATTCTCCACCACGGACCCATGACTTAGGCGTGTCTTCATATCCATCAATGTTCTCGTACGCAATCGTTCCATTCCCGCATGATATTCCCCCTACGATCGGAAGTGCAGAAATCTCGTTAGCATCTTCATACAAATCACTAACACTCTTAGCTTCTTCGAACAACCTGCTCTTAGAAACATTGAAGTATTCCGATATTTTTTCGGTGGCGCCAGATCTAGGATACTTTTTTCCCTTTTCCCAATCCGATACAGTGGAAATACCGACCCCTAAAACATCGGCAAGATCACCTTGAGTCATATTCTTACTTTTTCTTAATAAGAGTATATTTACTGAGAATATTTCTTTCAGATTCTTCTCTTCCACAATCCGCACTCCCTTAATATATTTACTTATTATTATATCGCTTTAAACGAAAAAAACAACGTATTTCACGAAAATAAATCCGCTTAAAACGAAATTTAGGTATTTACATTTCGCTTAAAGCGGATTATTATGTTCTCAAGGAGGTGAAGCGCATATGGCAACCACACCTGCATACCTCAAAAATACGCTCAGATCACTGAGGGTAAGACTAGGTTTATCTCAGAAAGAAGCGGCAAAGTTATTGAATGTTAGTGACGCTACTCTGAGGTTGTGGGAAGAAGACTCAGCAAGAATCTCCCAAGAAAAAGTTTGGGAAATCGAGCGTGTCTATTATACCAAGCAAGACAATATTTTTTTTGGGCCTGAATCCGCTTTTAGCGAAATTCTTCAGCAGCAAGCTATTCCAGGTAGAAATTAGGGTCGTCCTATTCCATTAATTTCATACACATGTAACAGGGAGGGATGAAGATGCATATCGAACAATTTCCACAGGACGTACAGGACTTCATCTATGACTTGTGTGTCAAAGCAATGGAACGGGCGAAACAGGCTGCAGTTGAAACCTCTGAGGAGGTGCAAGCGGGCTCGTGAGAGCCTCCCGTGATGGACAAGCTCCCTACCAGTTGGACAAGCATTTGATTTTAAGGAGGTTGGGTATGAAACAAAGAAAGCGCCCCAGTCTTACAGCGATATTCCAAAACTGTTTAGAACGTGGATGCACACCAGAGCAGCTGCAGGATTTCCTGGACCGGGCACGCCGGCAGCATATGGATAACCCGGAAATGATCCGGATTATAGATGAATTGGAGATTATTAATTTAACCTCTGTGGCTACCTGAAAGGAAGTGACAACATGAATCAACTACAAGTATTCAATTTCGCGGGCCAGGAAGTGCGAGTGGTCGTACATGAGGGTCAACCTTGGTGGATTGCAAGGGATGTATGCCAAGCAATCGATATAGATCAATCACAAACCAGGAGACTCGATGAAGACGAAAAGGGGTTGCGTTTAATACAGACCCTTGGTGGATATCAGGAAATGCTTGCCGTAAATGAACCCGGGCTATATGCGCTCATACTCGGCAGCCGAAAACCAGAGGCCAAAAGCTTCAAACGGTGGATCACTCACGCAGTGCTGCCGGCTATACGGAAGACAGGAATGTATGCAACGGATGAACTGTTAGATAATCCGGACCTCTTAATTCAGGCAGCTACGAGGCTCAAGGAGGAACGGGCAGCCCGGAAGGCGTTAGAGGCAAAGATTGACGAGGATCGGCACAAGGTCGTGTTCGCAGAGGCTCTGGAGGTATCCAAGGATTCGATACTGATTGGAGATTTGGCAAAACTGCTTCGGCAGAAAGGAATTGATATCGGAGAGATAAGGCTGTTCCGGGAGCTCCGGCAGCAGGGCTACCTAATCAAATCCGGCTCAGAATACAACATGCCGACTCAACGCTCAATGGAGCTGCAGATCATGGAAATCAAAATCGGGCAGCGCGGGAGTGCCAGTGAAAGAATGAAGGTAACACGGACACCGAAGATTACCGGCAAGGGAATTGGCTATTTTATCAATAAATTTATGGGATTCGAATCATAGGAGGGATTAACTTGGCAATCGAACTGGTCCCAGATGTGACTAAGAAAGGGTTTCGGGCAAATGAAGTAAAGATTATTGCAGCGGACCCAACAACCGGGGAAGTGATTGAACGTAATCTTCAATTGACTTTTAAAGAGGATTTCCGCGGTATCTGGCTTGAAGGCACTGATGAATTCGGAGATCCGCAGGCCATTGTAATTTTGAATAAGTTTGGCAAATTTCTTCTGAATGAAGCAATTGCAGAACAGCCGAAATCATGGGAGGGTGAGGAATCTTGGACAAAAAACTCATTGAGCGTGATTTAAGAGAGGAAATAGCCTTCTGGCTCCAGGTACAGCAGGATGCGCACTGGCGCGGCGGGGAAGTAGACCTGAAGATCGCTGAGTATGCTGCAAAGCAGCGCCGCCGGCTGCAGGATGAGTTGCTGAATCTCTGGGATGGCCCCACACGGAGAATGTTTGAAACCCATGCATTATTCTTCTCAAATGAAAAACAGCCCACCGGGGTAGGAGCCGGAGAGCTGAACACGAACATAACAAATTCAATTACGGACAGTTTAACACAGTTTGGAGGCATGCGCAATGAATATGTCTCTTAACACCGAAGATGCGCTTATCAATATACCATATCGGGAGTATGAAACTGGTGAGGAGTTAGTTACCCAGTGTCATAGGGATAATCTGCTTTGGTCAGTAATCTACAAAATGAGGTACGAACCGAATCAAACTGTGCTTCGGGAAAAGATGGAGCTTACGCTCGAAGAACGGCTTGTATTAGAGCATGAGGATTTGTTGGTAAGAATTCGAAATAAAATCGACTACCTCTTTATTCATCATGTTGCAGGTATGGGATATTTCCAAATGACACCAGAGCGTCACCGTTATAAGCAACTAAAACTGCTGCTGAAAATGGAGGAACCAAATCGGATACCTCTTTTGAGCCCCCGATTCTGTGCCGGCTGCGGTGATGTTATTCCGGCTGGAGCAAGAGCTATGCGAGTGAGGGCTGATAATAAGAACGCATTGTGCTGCGGTTATAACTGCTATGGCCTGATGCTGGCAGCCGGACAGCCCGATGGACATTGATGTTAAGCACTGCATTAAGGAGTCGAAGATTCTCCGTGCCAAAGCAGCGAAAATTGACGGGGATGCGCCTGGAGCTGACTTTCTTAAACTGGACCTGCTCAATGATGCCTACATGTACATGGGGCGTGTAGAGGCCGTTAGAGAAGGCGAATACATGCGCGTATACGCCCTCAGAAAGTCTACTCACGCTCAGGCTAAGGCATCAACAGGTCCAAATGATAAGGAAACGCGAGCTGAGCTCTCTATTATGGAATTGAGAATGCTAGAAGCAACAGCTAAAGAAGAATGGATGTTATGGAAGCATGAACGAGAATCAGTCTATCAACAACTCTTTACGTTGCACCTTAAGGCGAACCGGGAAAACAAAATGTCCTACGGAGGTGGGGGTTAGTGAACAAGACGTCAGAAGACCTGTCAGAGCGGCAGAGGCTGCGCCAGGGGCTTACGGTTAAGTATCGGGAGCAGGCCGACATAGTGCGCTTATACGGCGTACCATCAGCCGAGAAGAAAGATGAAATCATGCTTCTTCGTAAGGAACTTGCAAAGGTGGATAAAATGTCTATTGGTAAAGATGACGACCGGACGAAGGGGCCGAAACGATCTCAAATGCCTTTGAAGTTCTCCAGGCCCTGCGCATATCCCGAGTGTACGAATACCTTGCCTGCCAAAACTAAATCACTGAAATATAGGAAACGGCATTACTGCAGCGAGAAGTGCGCTCACGCGGACGCTGTGGAGCCTCAAAAGAAAAAGACAGCCAAGACATAAGGTAAGCAGGTGGTTTCATGAGTGGCGCGTTTCAAACGAGCCGGGATATCTTTGAGAATCCAATATGGCAGGACATTCCGAAATTCCGAATCTTCTTCTACATCGTTGGGAATGCAGTGTATGCGGAGGATGGAAAAGTGATCTCCGGTGTTCATGTGAAGCGCGGTCAATTTCTCCGGGCATACCGAAATCTAGCGAATGATTTGGAATATATTGAGAACCGTTCCGTTAAAAAGTACTCATTATCCGTTATTTCGAGAAAAATTGATCAACTCGTTAAGGAAGAACGATTGAAAATTGAAGATACCGAACTTGGAACGCTCTTTACAGTCGTTAATTACGCGATGTATCAAGGTTTTGAACACTATAAAAAGACAACTTGGAACAGCGTTGGAACGGACTTGGAACGCACTGAGAACGGGGATGGAACGCAGTTGGAACAGGGATGGAACAATAATAATAAAGATAATAAAGAGAACAAAGATAATAAAAAGATAGAGACCCCAAAACCTCCCTCTCAGAAAAACGCTAAGCGCGTTTATTCCGAGGATGATCGGGTGTATAGGTTGGCTAAGCGATTTCATGATATTGCTTACGAGAATGCTTTAGAGCTCGGAACAAGCCATTTAATCAATAATCCTAATTTTCAAAAATGGGCAAATACTTTTCGGCTGATCCTCGAAAAGGATAAGATTCCAGAGATTGAATTAGGAGAAACAATAAAATACGCATTATCACATAACTTTTACCGGACAATCATTTTCAGCCCGGATAACTTGAGGGAACAGTACCCGAAGATACTGACCGATATGAGAGTCCAGCAAAAACCTAAGAAGAACAGTTACAGCGCTGGCGGTTATTCAGGGAAAACGGAAATCCCAATTGTTCAGGATGACGGCAAGGAGGGCAGCTTGACCCCAGAAGAACATGAAAAAATGATGCAAAAGGCAAGAGATTTAAAAGCGGAACGGGAACGGAGACAACAGGAGGGGATAAAACGGTGAACTTTCTGAACTGGAGAACAAATGAGGAATTACTGCAGATCATCAACACTGACAGTATTGCCCCTGAGTTTAGAATGAAGGCGGCGATTGAACGGATAAAGCGCGTAAATAAGCCTTGCTTGGTCCCCGGCTGTAAGAATCACGCTGGAACCACCTGGGCGACTGTGCCGGTGTGTGCTGGCTGTAAGGATCGGTTGAAGCTTGAACAGCAAGATTACTATCTGGAGCGGATGAATGCAGCGGAGCGCACTCTACTAAATCAAATTAAGCCGTTGTTCCCTTGGAAAGATGATGCCGAGGCTGCAGGATGACAACAAAATATGAAATCGGTAAGAAATACAAGAAAATCGCAACGGTTATTAAACTCCACGATGAAGTGCCGAGCGTGCTAATGATCGATGACATGAGATATGTTCTTGATCCGCCGCGGCCAGATGGGAAGGGTGGTATTTATGGGCGTAAGAACAAGAAAGAAGCAGGGCCCCATCAGTCACGCGAATAGGGGGATGATTTTTGAAAGCCACATTGACTTGAGCAACGAAATGTACGAATCCATGAACAGGGCCATTATTAATAAACGTCCAACCCCGGTTAAGGTGCTGGAGCAGCGCGGCGGCATGATTACCAAGGCGGTATTCGAGAAGCCTTCCACCGTAGACTATGATGGCATCTACCGGGACCGCCGGATTGATTTTGAAGCGAAAGAAGTAGCCGACCTTATGCGCCTTAATCTGAACAGGATCGAGAAACACCAATATGATCACCTGGAGAAATCGCACAGACACGGATCAATGGCTTTCATCCTTGTCAGTTTTGGACGTAACCGGAAAATGTATCTCCTGCCTTTTGTCGCATTAAGAGTCTTCAAACAGGCTTCGGAGGTGCCGGGCGGACGCAAGAGCATATCAATAGACGATTTTGAGATTGAAGGTTACGAGATTCGTAACGGCAGGGTGCCGGTGGACTTCCTGGCAGCCGTTGATAGAATTTGGTTTCCAGCTAAAGCGTAGGGGCCGGATATGACCCGGGACCGCGCACCGCCGCAGCTATTAATCGAACTGGTGTGCCTATAAAACCAAAAACAACCATACGGAGGTCAGACAGCATGAAGACAAACATCAATCTCAGTACATTAGCAGGTGGAGCTGTAGGGGAGCGGATTAACATTGAGCTGCAGAAGATCGCTGAGAACGTCCAGGACCCGAATACCGACTGGAAGAAGGCCCGCAAGGTAGTAGTTACAATCACACTGAAGCCGGACGAGGAAAGGGAAATTGCCCTTGTGTCCGCAGATGTTAAGACCACGCTGGCACCGGCGCACGGCATTGCTACAAAAATCATCTTCGGTGTCGAAAATGACGGTACTCCGGTTGCAGCGGAGCTCGTTTCCGGCATGAAAAATCAAATGATGATCGATAATGACGGCGACATCGCGGACGACAAAGGGGTCAAGGTAAAAGAGCAGGAAGCAGAAAGCAATGTTTCATACTTACAACGTAAATCACAGGAGGCTAAATAACAATGATCAAAGAAGCACTGCAATACATCGCCGGGTTGGCAAGTCAAAAGACACTCGAAATTAACGGCCAGCAATACTCCAATCACTCCTTGACACTATTAAAGCATCCAACTCCGGCACCTCTGGTGATCCGCAGCCTTTCCGGATTTGTGGAATATCTCAAATCTCAATACGATGCTCCGGGAAAACTCATGATTCATGTTGAGAGCCCGACCAAAGTTTCTGCATTCAGTTCATTCAATGACGATTCCGTCCGTTCCACGTTCGCTGTTGCAGACGCCCTGCTTCCTTCCATCCGCTTTGACAGCTTTATGGATGCAGAATCTTTTAATATCATGCTGCAGTCTCTCTTTGTTCCATCCGACACCCGGGCCGAACTGCTTAAAATTGTAGGAAACATCAAAGAGGAGAATGTACAGAACACCGGCGATGATGGAGTTGCCCAGCAGATTACAGCAAAAACGGGAGTTGCTACCGTGGCGAACGTAACCATTCCGAATCCGGTCAACTTGTTCCCGTATCGTACATTTGTTGAAATTAACCAGCCGCAATCACTCTTCGTCTTCCGGATGCGGAGCGGCCCGACTGCAGCCCTAATCGAAGCAGACGGCGGAGCTTGGAAGGTTGAAGCCATGGACACAATCAAAGCGTACTTGGAAAAAGAATTGAAAGATGAAATTGGCACCGGTGACTTCGTAATCATCGCTTAATATCATACCGGGGCGGCTACAGCTGCCCCACCCTTAAAGGGGAGAACGTCATGCCCGACCAAAAAGGGAGATACACCAGGAACGAAATGATGGATACCGGAGCTGCCTGTTTTATTCCGGACGCGCCGGGCGCTTTAAATGGAAGGTGGTTCGGTGAGCCACCATTGGATGGAATCATCCTGACAAGAAGACGCTGCGCCGCGCTGGGATCCCCAGTGCAGGACCGCGAGTATCCCGTAGCTTTTATATACCGAATTGAAATCAAAGACGATTACAGGTACGTACCCTTTTATCATAGACAGCCTGAAAAATTGGATCTGAAAAAGACTACACATTATGAAGACAGATGGTTAAAACGGCAAAGGCCGGTGATGACAACATGAAGGATTTCAGCTGGAGGTTAGCCACGGTGCTAGAATTATACGCTGTGCTACACGATGAAGGAGCCAATATCATTTACCGCAGGCAGGCTGCCGAAGAAATAAGCCGGCGCACCGGGCGGCGTTATGCAATCGTCAATTTCAAAATAAAGCCTAAATATTAACTTACATCAGGAGGTGGGAATAGTGGAGCCACACCGCACTTTCCCCAAGCCACAGAAGCAAGAAAAGGTTAAGAAGGCCAGCAGCCTCGGTCGGGGCAAGAAAGACAAGAAGCCTATTCCCGAATATAAGCAAAAGCTTTTTGAACATCACAAACCGGGAAAGAGTTCAGCCAGCCGGGCAGAGTTTCCAGCATCAGTTGTCCAGGAGCTTATAAGAGAGTCGGAAGGTGCCTGTCAATGCTGCAAGACGGCTCCGGCAACCACTACCCACCATGTTATGCCGCGGGGGCGGCGGGGCCGGGGAGTCAAAGCAAACGGGCTCCGGCTGTGTGGAGTGTGTCACGACATTATCCAAACGGACGAAGAACAACTGCAGTTCTGGATTTCAGTCCATTATGACAAATACGGCGAATACTTTTGGTTTGATGCCCAGGACTGGGAAGAGCACAATCAGAAGCTGGCCGGCATTGAACGGGCGGAAAGGGAGCGAGCAGAGCAGCGGCAGAAGCTTGCACCGGTTGTGGATCTGATATCCACGGCAGCCGGCCGGGGGTTGAGGGCCAATGAGATTCGGCTGATTGAAATGCTTCCGCCGAATGATCTGCAGATATTTACCGGACTCTTCACGGATGCCCTTAACGGTTACGCTGCGCAGGGAGCTTTTCACCCGCATGACCGATTTGAGGATTGATTAAATCATATAACAACGGAGATGAGCGCATATGAGAACATCCATTAAATTGCGGGACGACAACGGGCGGATCATCGGCACGGCCCGCCGGGAGTCAGACAAGACGCTGCAGGAAATCATTGGTGACATATCAATAGCTGCTGTGCTGGTCTGGATAGCCGTAGAGGCTGCGGAGCTGTTTAATTGGTTGGTGCTTTTATGGTTGTAAATGCATCAAGTCAGTTAGTTTGGATGGAGTTTAGCCTATAACACAACTTGCTGCAGTAGGAGTCGGAAGAAACAAGAAGAATGAGCCACAATTACGATGGATGAAGTGGAAGGCGCGGAGTTGTAGAACGAAGTGGTTTCATTTTAAAGAGGGCGGTAAGCCGCCCCTTATGATGAGAATTGTTGAATTATTCCAACAATAATCAATAAAGCGAAGATAAAAAACATGCCATATGAAGCGATGTTAAGGAATAATAGCCTTGCTTTGGACGAGCGCTTTCGAACTTCAGGATTCCTACAATATTGCTGCACTTTCACTAAAGAAAAAACCAACAATGCAATGAGTAATAAGTTAATCACATATTCCATAATCTTCCCCCTATAATTTATTTTTTTACTTTACTAGATTACAGAAATGAAAACAGTGATTTTTATCGGGCTGTTATAGGCCCAAGGAGGGAACAGACATGGAGCCGAATCAGATCATGCTCGACATACCCCAGTACGGCCCGTGGATGAAGGTAAAGAAAACGGACGACTCCTGCCGACAGCTGGCGGACCGGCATTATAGCCGCCAGACGGTGGGAGCTGACCAGTTTACCCGCCCAGGCGAGAACATTGTAATGCGGACCGCACTGGGGGATGCCTTGTGGGTCACATGGCGGGGCATCCGGGATGATGGGCTTCAGGCTTGGGAGTGTACCCACTTCCGCAACGAATCTGACCTGCTCAGTAGTGACATGATCCGGTCAGCGGTAGCTGCTACGCTCAGTCTATGGGGCCACCCACCGCCGGACGGCATTATCACCTACGTGGATGCCGCGAAGATCCGCAGCGTAAACCCCGGCTGCTGCTTCAAGGCGGCGGGCTGGCGGCAGATCGGCAGGAGCAAACGGCGCGGGCTAGTGCTGCTGCAATACAAACTATGAGGGCATAGGCCCATAAGGAGAGAACGCGCGCTATGGACAAGTACGAGAATCACAGCGAGGAATGGCGGGAAGAGGACAGGCAACGGAGTCAAGGCATGGGACAATGTGAAGCATGCGGCAATTTGGTTCCTAAACCGGAATTGCAAAGCCTTTGGAGAGACGCAGAGGAATTACCCTCATCTGTATGCCATACCTGCTATAGCGACTATGAGGAAGAAGAGCGCGGCGAGGATTTGCGCGATGCCGGTGAACGCGATCCAAGAGAACTGATCTGAGGGAGGGTTAACCATCCTCTCCCCTATAAAGGAGCTGATAAGCAATGAGCATAGCCTTGAATGTATATGAGGTCACTTACCCGGGGGAAGCAGGCGAATATGAGTCGTATTCTGTTATCCGGAGCGGGTTAACTGCAGGAAAAGTGAAATATGCCGAGTATCTTGAATACTCAGATCCTTGGCCCGATACGACTTATATTGAATTTCTCAAGATGATTCGCTGCCGGAAGATAGGGCAGTCTCAGCCAAGGCCAGGAGAGGTCCTGCCGCCAGGCTTGCCATGGCTTGAGAAACGGATTGAAACGGCAAACCGGCTGATTCGTGAGATCGGCAGCCGCGGACGCAAGTTTCTATATCACGATAAAGAGAATCGATATTCAGAATTTCACTGGGCTGGCGGGAGGCTCTGGTACACAGATCATTATTCCGACATGCCTATGATTCTTGTGCCGGGAGCTGAAGGCAAAACCAATGAGCAGAAACATCGCTTCAGCAACGGTGGCACTATGTGGGGGCTGATAAACGATTTCCGGGATTATATCTTCGGGGATGAAGACGCCAACCACAACAACGGATACGGCGGCCTATATTGCCCGCACTGGGGTTATCCGGAAGAGGATATGCAGGCCATCCGGCAGATAGCGGTAGAGCTGGGATATCTGAAACCAAGAGAGGCGGCGAAGGCGTGAGTGAACAACTGGAGTTCTTCCCGCCCGAACCTGAGCCCGATCCCCTACCGGAACCACCTATAAATCCAATGGTTGGTTTGCATGGAGTGGGACCTATAGATGCAATCTGCAAGACTTGCCAGCATTTAGAGGCTTGGAGGTACGCAAAAACCTATTATAAGTGTGGCCTTCGGGCGAATTCTCACGGCCGAGCTACAGACCACCGGGTCCGCTGGCAGGCATGCGGGAAATATGAAAGTGAGGATGAGTCATGAAGGCTATAACCATTATACAGCCCTATGCGACACTGATCGCTACCAGGGAGAAGCGGTTTGAAACGCGCGGCTGGGCCGCGAAGTACCGGGGCGAACTGGCGATACACGCCGGCAAGAAGTTAGACAAGGCCGCATGCGAGGAACCGGAGATTAAAGCAGCATTAGCCCGGCATGGATACACGGCGGACACACTTCCCACCGGGGTGGTGATTGCCGTCTCCGAACTGTCAGCCTGCCAAGAGATCCACATTGACCATACAGGAGATGCAGTTCTCCTTCATAGACTTGTTCCGGTGTTCTGGATCGGCCGAAGCAATAAAGAATTTGCTTTCGGATTTTACGAGAGTGGACGGTACGCCTGGGAGTTGGGGGATGTGAAGCAGCTGCCGGAGCCGATCCCGGCCAAGGGGAAACTCAGTCTTTGGAATTGGGAAGGAGTACAGCAGCCATGAGTGAAGCAGGAAAAGTTTCCTTACCCACACCTGAACGGATAGAAGAGATCAAACGTGACGCTCAAGAAGAAGCTGAAACAATATACAGAAATTGCACTTCAAACATATCGAATATTGAACTTTTGGGGTTGCTGGCTGCTCTAGAAGAGGCACAACAACAAGCAGAGTTGGCGTATGCGGCATATGAAGGACTTCAAGGATTCTGCGTAAGCCGTGGAGAGTACGATTCTTTGCTTAACAAACATAGCGTACTAGCTAGAACGCATCGTGAGGCACAACAGACCATAGCCCAGCAAACACGAATCCTGAACGACACCATGAAAGTGCTTGGCAGGATGAAAATGATAGATGCGCGGCTCTGGGGAGTATATTGCGGTATCCAGTCAGCACTTGGGGAAAGAGTTGAGGAAGGGGAGACACAGCCATGACACAGGTACAGACAATGACGAATCAGCAGCTTAACCGTAAGATCGCTGAGTTGATGGGGTACACGGTAGAACCTAGCGTGCAAAATGGAGTCTACCGCCTGATAAAAGGCGGGAAGATACAAGCGACATCTAGCGTACCGGTGGAACTGATATGGTCCTATGCTCCTGATTATGCTGGAGACCCTGCTACCTCTCTAGAGGTACAGACAGCAGCGATAGCCAAAGATGACGAAGGTTATGTACGCACTCTCTACACAGTCCAGGCAAGGGCCAAAACAGGCATGAACATAAACCCAAATGACATCAAGCATTGGCCTAATATGAGCATTAGCATCATAGCAATATTACTTTCCGCCAGCCCCCGAGAGAGGGCAGAGGCGGCATATATCACGCTTAGTAGTAAGCAGTAGACGCATACGGTTCACCAGAAGGGAGATGCCGCGGTGAAGAATCAAATCATTCACGGTGACTGCTTAGAGGTCATGCCAAGGTTGCCGGACAAGAGTTTTGACATGATCCTCTGTGATTTGCCTTACGGTACCACAGAAAACGGATGGGATTCAATTATTCCTCTGGACCAGCTATGGCAGCAGTATGAACGGCTAATTAAGGATGGCGGCGCGATTGTCCTAACTGCTCAGACACCATTCGATAAAGTGCTGGGGGCCAGCAACTTGCGGTTGCTCAGGTATGAATGGATATGGATTAAGAGCAACGGTACCGGATTCCTGAATGCGAACAGAATGCCGTTGAAGGCCCACGAGAACATTCTCGTCTTTTACAAGAATCTGCCGACATATAACGCCCAGAAGACACAGGGGCATAAGCCGGTCAATAAATACAAGAAACATTCCAGCGATGGCAGCAATTACGGTAAGACAATTATCGGTACCGAAGGCGGCGGGCAGACAGATCGGTACCCGGTCGATGTACTACACTTCCCGCGAGACAACGAACGGTACCACCCGACGCAAAAGCCGGTTGCGCTGTTTGAATACTTGATCCGCACTTATACGAATGAGGGCGATACGATTCTGGACAACTGCATCGGAAGTGGAACAATGGCCGTAGCTGCAGCAGCCCTGAATCGCAACTTTGTCGGAATTGAGAAGGAAATGGAGTATGTCTGCATCGCCGAAGAAAGGCTCAAGTGCATTCAGACGCAGCTCTGCTGAACAGTACGAGGATACCGGGACAGAGAGGGTATACAGCCCTCCTCTCCCACTAAGGGAGGATATAACGCATGAATGGCATGGGCAGCCATCAATCAGCGCGGATGCTTAAGGACGAATGGCTCACACCGCCTGATATCATCAAAGGTCTGGGACATTTCGACCTTGACCCATGCAGCCCCATCAACAGGCCATGGGACACCGCAGATCGACATTACACGATAGAGGATGATGGATTGCTACAACCGTGGTCAGGGCGTGTATGGCTTAATCCTCCCTACGGGAGAGAGGCTACAGAGTGGCTGGATAAATTGGGGGGTCATGGCAACGGTATTGCGCTCATATTCGCCCGGACAGAAACAGATATGTTTTTCACTCAGGTATGGGATAAGGCGGACGCGCTGCTGTTCTTCCGGGGTCGATTGTACTTCCATCACGTTACAGGTAAACGCGCTGGAGCTAATGCAGGTGCACCTTCAGTACTTATCGCATACGGATCTAAAAATGTAGAAGCACTTTACCACGTGAAGCAGTGGGGAAAATTCATAGATTTGAGAGAGGTAGGGGAGGAAGCCCAATGACACAAACACCATCGAGGGACTGGCAAAAGGATGAAGCACTCTTACAGCTCTGTCAAAGAACAGCAGCAGATGAAAATGAAAAGCACGCTCTAAGTATTGGGCTGCACTGGCTCCAAGAAGCCAAGACACTACAGGACAAGCTGAAAGAACTGGTAGAGATCATCGAGTATGAGGCGGATCTGGCGGACCTACGAGGCGCTGAGAACCACGCAAGGGAACTGAGGGCCATGGTCTCCACCCTATACCCAGATACCCCTGCACCCACAAACGAGGAGGTTTAAATTATGGGACCAGGAAGAGAACCGGAAGTATGCGAAAATGACGAGTTGGTGTCCGAGTTTGAGATTGCCTGCCGTGCCGGAGATTATGAATTTGCTGAAGAGTACAAAAAAGAGATCCTCCGGCGCTTAGTGACAAAAGATCATGAAATGCCGACCATCGTATTTGGAGGGCGGTTGCCCAAAAATCCCAGGATTGAGGAAGGAGATAACCAATGACACTCACAAGGGAAGAGGTGAGGCAAATTGAGTACGGTAATCAAAAATAAGATTCATACGGCAAGGAAGTTCCATGAGTGCGATGGTTGCGGCGGAAGCATTGGGCCGGGAATAAAATACCGTAGGCTGTTCGGATCAGCGCACTCTTTTGAACCACTCAGAGAATTGAAGTTATGCAGCGGATGCACGGACCTAACAGCAACCGGAAATGACGGACACAGTGACATTATGTATGCAGGATAGGCGGTACTTAACTTATAAGGGGGCAGAGACACACCTCTGGTTGCAAAAACAGCGGAATTTAATAGTTTAGTTGCGAAGAGCATTTTAGGGGGCAGAGACCCCAAAGGGAGAGGATACACGTGAGAGAGAATAAGTTCCGTGGCAAGCGCAAGGATAACGGAAAGTGGACATACGGCGACCTGATACAACTACTTGGAGAACAGGGCGGCGGCAGGAAATTCATCGTAGACAATCGTTTTGGTGCTTGCATTGACGAGAATGGGGACTTTTTGAACACAGAAGCACCGTTCGTAAATGAGGTTGATCCGAAAACAATTGGTCAATTCATCGGATTTACAGACAAGAATGGACGAGAGATTTACGGCCGCGATTTGGTAGAAGACGAAAACGGAATCGGGGAAGTTGAATGGGTGCAGGAACACTGCTCTTACCTGGTGTTCACTCGCAACCCTAGCCAATACCATAGACTTGAATCAGATGGACAACTGAGCCGAACGGCGGTAATTGGGAATGCAATAGATAATCCAGAACTACTAGAGGTATAAGGGGGAGAAGAGGATATGAGCACAGATATCGAGTTTTTGAAGGAATTACAGACAGAACTGAATAGTCAGGACAATGATTCCCAGGCAGCCCCGAGGTTTTGGACAGTGGGGGATTACCGCTGGGTGGAGTGTAACGATGACAATGCGGAAAGGCATTCCGTATATCTTCCTAATGCCGGAGAATCTCACGAGATCAATTATTTTCTAACTGAGTCTCTGGATAAGGAGGACCTTTCAGAGGATGCCTTAGAGGCTTTCAAGGAAATTAGTTGCGAAGTTAGCGCCTTTGACTGGATTCAGGAACACTATGACGAAGGTGCAAGCCTTCATTCGGAGAAAAAGGAACATTTCATTCGACAGAACACCATGTTCTTAACCAAGGCTGAGGCCAAGCAACATATCAAGTCAAATCACTACCACTACACTAATGAAGCTCACACCTATGCAATGACAGCCTGGAGAGCGCCGAAGGTGGAAAGGCTCTTGAAGATCTTGAGTGAATTTGATTTTGATTCATTGCGCGTAGCGCCATCGAGGCAGACCGAATAGACCCAGCACCGCGGGTGCCGGATAGGGTTATCTGGCTCCCCATAAAGAAAGGAACAACCCACATGATATCAGTACTCATATTTCTCATGATCTTAATCATTGGCAGTTATTACATGGGATACAGAGACGGACAAAAAGGGGATGAATCAGATGATCGAATGGATAAAGTATGACCCGGCGAATCCGCCGGAAGTTGGTAAAGAGTACCTTGTAACTGATAAACATGACGTTGATATATCTGGATATGTAGATCCTTTAGAAACCGGAGCATATTGGGAAATAGAACAAATTTGGAGTGATTCACCTGTAAGTTACGTTTCACATTACGCCCATATCAACCTACCAGGGGAGGAAGACAGACCATGAAACTGATAGACGCAGATAAGCTGATTGGATTGCTAGGGTACTTGATCGAGGCAACTGACAGCAAACTAGAGAAGAATTTACTGTGGAGTATCTTAGAAGAAATTGAGTCTGGAAAATGTGACCCCACACCACCAGTACAGCCAGACACAAAGCCGGGGGATAAGGTGTATCACCAAAAGTTCAAGGCGTCTGGTATCGTAGATAAAATTTCAAAAAGCGGCCTTAGAGCAAAGGTACGTTGGCATGATGGAACAATGTCTTCATACGTGGATATAAAAAGTCTGGAGGTAATCCCCAATGATCCCTCCACTTAAACCAATCCCAAACTATCCCGGATTCAGCGTAAGCCGTGAGGGAGTGATCTTCAGCAGCCGCAACAATACAAAGACAGGTTATCCAAAGCCGGTCAAAGTAAATCCCCGCGGTAAAGTGACCTTGACCGGTCCGGGATACCAAAAGGTCCGGGACCCGATGGAGGTCGCCCGCGAAGTTTGGAAACTCAACTAAGATCAACAGGAGGCTATAACAGGTGGGTAAATGGAAATATGGAATAACGAATAAAGCCAATGAGGAAGCCGGCGGCGGTCAGGGAGTTATTAAGAAATCGCAGCTAACACCGGAAGAACGTGCAGAATTGGATTTGAGATGTCCGCCACCTACTGGTAAAGCAGCTGAGAGACCATTTGTAATCAGGGGGACAATAGAATGACATGGTATGCCTATCAAGCACGGGAGGCGCTGAAAGCTGGGCACAGGCAGTTTAATCTCCACGGAGGTAGCGTGGCCGAGGTTTTGAAGTTCGGAGATAATTGGGTCCGTTACAAGACTCCAGCAATGAGACTATTTTTGAGCACTAATATGCGGGTCTTTGGATTTTCGATAGAGAGCATTCATGTCCCTGAAGACACAGAAAAAAGCCCTGAATCAGCATCAGGGCAATAAGCAGCAACTTTTATCCTCACAAATTATAACACAACCAGGGAGGCATACATTGTGGAGGATTTAGAGCTGAGTTACCGAAATACCCGGAAGATCCTAAATGAATGCAAGAATTCGGCGATGGTAATTAAACGGAAGCTGGAAGCCCTCATTGTGACCAAGCGGAAGGGAAAGGAAGATTATTCAGAGGTCGAAACGGAACTGGATGCAATCAATTCACACATATCAAAGCTGAATAGTATGCTATCTGATGTGCAATTAGCCATAGAGTGGCTGCATCTGGGGCACAACCCGGGACCACGCCGGGGGATTCATCGGTTATCTATGGACCAGTTAACCATTCCAGTAGATCCATTGCGGATGCAGTCCTATGCGCAGCCGGCAGCCTGCGGCAGCCCGACAACATTGACCGATTCAGAGCGGAAACAAATAGATGATGCCCTTGCAGTGCTTTCACCGCGAGAAAAGCAGTGCTTCACACTTAAGCATGGTCTTTGCTTATCTCTCCGACAAATTGCGGAAGAGTTGCAAATATCCAGGGGGACGGCGCAAGAATACATCGAGAATGCGGAAAGGAAGCTGAAAGAGCCTATCCAGGTAAGTTTATTTCAGATCAGCAGCTAAAAATGCATTTCACTCCTTACACTTGCCACCTATATATAGGAGGAACCTATTAACGGTTCGACTCTAATAGTCAAAGGTGTGTAAAAACTGACCGACACTCTTGTGAGTGGTAAGCGCGCAGCGCAGACAACGGGAAGATAGTGAGTCACACGCCGAAATAATTCCTGCGGAGGAATGGTACCCAAAACTGAGACGCCGTAGGAATTGATTAAGAGCTGTAGCAGATCTTCGGTGGGCGAGGATCTATTACAGCTCTTTATTATTTGCTCCTTTAGCTCAGATAGGTAGAGCAGACGTCTTATATGCGTTTGGTCGCTGGTTCGATTCCAGCAGGGAGTATAAACCAAATTGGGAGGTAGTCGAATGAGTAATCCACAGATCGAGAACAACTATAAATATCACTTTCCGAAGGAACCAGCCAAGCACGAGGCAATCCGTGAAAATGCGAAGAAATTGGCTTATCTGATCGATGAACAGGTTCCGAATAGCCGGGAGAAATCGCTGGCTATGACAAAGTTGGAAGAAGCCGTTATGTGGGCTAATGCAGGGATAGCTCGGAACTAATAGATTCAGCCCATAATTTATGCCTGAAAAGCTGCAGAGGTGACGGCGAATTAAGGTACATGGGCTTGCAAAACCAACTCAAACAAGGGCCGGGGGTGGTGAAATGTAGCGATGAACTGGGAAGAGATCAGAGAAGAATACGAATCCAGTGAAATATCCTTATCGGACTTAGCCGAAAAACACGGAATCAAATATCCTACGATGAAAAGTCGGAAGCAACGGCAAGGATGGAGCAAGGATGCATCCGGAAAGAAAAAAGATGCATCCACCTCGAAAGATGCATCCATGAAACGGCGCGGACCTCCCAAGGGAAATAAGAATGCCGCTGGTCATGGAGCTCCACAAGGAAACAAAAATGCTGTCGGAAATGCGGGCGGTGACGGCGGGCCGTACCGGAACGATAAAGCTGTTACTCATGGCTTCTTCCGCAAGTTCCTGCCGGACGACACTGCAGAGATCATGGAGGAACTTGAAACCCGTTCTCCAATAGACATGATGTGGGATAACATCACAATTCAGTATGCAGCTATAATCCGAGCTCAGAAAATCATGCACGTTGAAAGTAAAGACGAAATGATAAAAGAGCTAAAGAAACGGAAGTATGAAGTGCATGACACTGGAGAAGACAAGCCAAACTTGGAACAAGTGGTGATCGAGGAAGAGTTTGAATTCCAGTTTTCATGGGACCGCCAAGCTACGTTGCTAACCGCTCAGAGCCGGGCTATGGGAACGCTACAGAGCCTCATTAAGCAGTATGAGGAAATGTGTCGGCAAGGCAATGCGGATGAAGAGCAGCGCCTGAGAGTCGCTAAGCTTAAAGGTGAAGTTGCTCTCCTGGATCAGAAAGTTAACAAGGATGAGGACAAACCGATTGAAATCATCATCAAGCGTAAGGGTGACCGCTCATGATAGAAAAAGAGGTTAACCCACACTTTGAAGACTTCCTATTTGACTGGGAACAGAAGTTTTACTTTTTAGTCGGTGGCTACGGATCGTCAAAGAGTTACCATGTCGGGCTGAAGATCATACTTAAGCTGCTGAAAGAGAAGCGTACCGCCCTGGTTGTTCGCGAGGTATACGACACCCATCGAGATTCTACATTCTCGCTGCTGGAGGAGATCATAGTAGACCTGGGGCTAGAGGGTAAGGTTAAGCCCATGTCTTCCCCGATGCATATCAGGTTTCCAAATGGCAGCAAAATCATATTCAAGGGTATGGACAAGCCGGTCAAACTGAAGTCAATCAACAATATCTCGCTTATCTGGATTGAAGAGTGTTCTGAAGTGAAGTATGCCGGCTTCAAGGAGTTATTAGGCCGTATGCGGCACCCCAAGCTTCCGCTGCACATGATCCTGTCAACCAACCCAGTTAGCACGGCGAACTGGTGCTATAAATACTTCTTCAAGGATAAGGAACGGTTCACGCTTGACGATGATGAATTGTACCGTGATCGGGTGATCATCCTTAAGAATGTTTACTATCACCATTCTACAGCCGATGATAACTTTTTCTTGCCGCAGAGCTATATTGACCAGCTGGACGACATGAAGACCTATGACCCAGATCTGTACCGGGTTGCCCGTAATGGGAGATTTGGTGTAAACGGTAAGCGTGTGCTGCCGCAGTTCGAGGAAATGGCTCATGCAGAGGTTATGGCAGCTATCCAGAGTATCCGGTCACCAGTGAAGCGCGCCGGCATGGACTTTGGTTTTGAGCACTCCTACAATGCGCTTGTAAGGCTTGCTGTAGATCATAAGGAGAAGATCCTCTATATCTACTGGGAATATTACAAGAACAATATGACGGATGATCGTACCGCCGAAGAGATCAAGGAATTCAGAGAGTCGAAAGAACTGATCAGAGCGGATAGCGCAGAACCGAAGACCATTACTTACTTCAGGCAGATGAAATTCAATATGCAGGCAGCCAAGAAGTTCGGCGGCTCCCGGGATCAGTATACAAAGAAGATCAAGCGGTTCAAGCGGATAATATGCTCTACCAATTGTCCGAATACCATAGAAGAGCTAAAGGAATTAACATACGCAGTAGACAAAGCCGGAGAGATCATAACGGATCAATTCAACATTGACCCGCATACGTTTTCGGCTATTTGGTATGCCCTGGATGATTACGAAGTAGCTGATATGAAGGGCTATACCATCGGAGTAGGCAAAAAATCAGCATTGGGGGTGAGGTAATGAGAATGCCATCAGGCAAACAAAAAATATGTCCCGGAGTTTACTATACTCTCTCTCCAGGCAAGGGATTGAGCTTTGATATGAGGCTCTTTATTAGGTGGTATGGATTTCCGCTGTTGGCTTGGAGAACGGCGCGTTACGAGTATGATATCAGGTGGTATCAATACCCTTATTTGCTGCTACTCATTATCAAATGCAGCTGCTTATGGGTTCTGGGGGTGAGATAAACCAATGGCAATCATACGTGCCCGGGATCTATGGGAGGATCCGAACGTTATCCCACCGGCGCTGCTAAAGAATTGCATCGCTGAACACAGGGACGGTATCGCCCGCCTGGACAAGCTTGAGCAGTATTATAAGGGAGAGCATGCCATCCTGCAGAGGGACTTGGGTGGAGAGGATAAGGGCCTGCCCAATAATAAGTTGGTTGCCAACCACGCCAAGTACATCACCGATGTTGCTGTAGGTTATGTAATGGGCAATCCAGTTAAATATAATGGTGACAAAATTCAGAGCCTGCTTGAAGTGTTCAAAAAAATAGACATAGTAAGCCACGATTCGGAGATGGGTAAGGATCTTTCAATGTTTGGTGAGGGACGAGAGCTATACTTTGCTTCTAACGATGATGAACCTATCCCAAAAGCAACGGTGATTGACCCAAGGCAAATTTTCCTTGTGGTTGATGACACAGTCGAGTACAAGCCTATGTTTGGAGTCCATTTCTATGCCAAGAAGGATTTGGATAACAAAATTGTAGGCTATGCGGTCAACGTGTGCACTGATAACAAATGGTTTCGATTTAAGGTGAAAGAGATCACCGGAGAAGGTTTTGAGTTAATAGAAACGGTTGAGCATTACTTCAAAGGTGTTCCCATCGTGGAATTTTGGAACAACGAAGAACGGCAAGGCGACTTCGAACAACAACTAAGTTTGATTGATGCCTATAACGTGCTTGCTTCGGATCGTATCAACGACAAGGAGCAATTCGTTGATGCCATTCTGATGCTTACGGGAGGATCTCTTGGCGACAACCTCGACGATCAATCTGAAGCGGTTAAGCTACTTAAACGTCACAAGATCATGGAGCTGCCGCTAGAAGGTAAAGCAGAATGGCTAACGAAAGCTCTGAATGAAACTCAAATCGAAGTTCTCAAAGATTCGATTAAGTCAGATATTCATGAATTCAGCATGGTCCCTAACCTTACAGACGAGAACTTTGCTTCTAATGCCTCTGGGGTAGCGATGAAATATAAGCTCTTTGGCCTGGAACAGTTAGCCAAGACCAAAGAGCGCTATTTTGTTCAAGGCCTTAGAGAGAGGTTGAAGCTTTTTGCCAATTTCTTGGCTGTTAAAGCAGCTGAAGTGGATGTATCCGATACTGAAATCATCATGACTCGCAGTTTGCCGAGTAACGATGCCGAGACAGCAACCATGATTGGTACTCTTAGCGGGATGGTTAGTAATGAAACTTTGATCTCGCAGCTGTCGTTCGTCAAGGATGCCGTAGAGGAAACCACGAAGGTAGAAGAGCAGAAGGAAACTGAAGTTAAACGGAATCAGAAAGCTTTTAGTATGCCATTCCCTGATGAAGACGGATCCGAAGAGGCGGTAATCGCCGATGAAGAAGCAGAATAGCGCCTATTGGACGTTAAGGTCCCGGCAGCGCATGGCCGGTTACCACAAGGATGCAGACAGCACCATAAAGGTTATCAATGCAGCCTATGATAAAGCGGCATCTGATTTAGCTCTCGAAATCGATAAGATATTCAAGACATACGCCAATAACGGGAAGCTGGATCCGAAGGTCGCGGCTAAAATGCTTAATGATCCGATATCACCAAGGGAATATGCGGCCTTAAAGCGGCGGCTCCCCGGGATCAAGGATCCGGATATACGGCGCGAAGTATTATCCAGGCTCAACGCTCCAGCTTACAGGGCTCGTATTACGCGACTTCAGATGTTGCAGCAGCAAATATATGTCGGCTCGAAAGAAGTGGCTGACGTTGAACTGAGGGCCAGTAAGAGGGCATATATCAAGGTAGTTGATGATAGCTATTACAAGCATATGTTTGATATTCAGCGTGGGCTAGGTATTGGATTCGATTTTGCCCAGATGCCTACCAATACCATCCAGGCTATCTTAACCAATCCATGGAGCGGACAACAGTTCTCCGCTAGGGTGTGGGCCAATACAGATATCCTTGCCAGCAGCTTAACCAATATCATGACCGCAGGGTTCATGAGTGGTTCAGGCAGCAGGCAAATGGTCAGGGAGATACAAGAGGCCACTGGTAATGGTAAATTCGCAGCATCCCGACTCGTCCGGACCGAGTACACCTATATGGCGAATGCCGGGGAGATGGAAGCATATAAAGCCGCTGAGATTGATCAGTACATTTATGTAGCCACTCTGGATAAGCGCACATCTAGGCAGTGCCGTAAAGCCGATAGGATGATATTCAATGTGAAGGACGCCATGCCGGGCAAGAACATGCCTCCGCTACACGCCTTCTGCCGTAGTACGACACGTGCTTACTTGGGTCCGGCTACCTTGGAGGGAGTTCAACGGCGGGCTCGCAACCCAGTAACCGGTGAAACTGAACTGGTGCCGGCAAGCATGAACTATGATCAATGGTATAAGCAATACGTTACGGGCAAACACGGAACGGATCGTGTTAATACCATCGAGAAGCAGCTACAGAATAAAACCACTGATAAAAGCTTATACAAGCGTTATAAGGACGTATTGGGTAAGGAAGCGCCGAGTTCATATGCAAAATTCATCGATGCTAAATATGGCAATGGTGATGAGTGGGTGAACCTCAGAAAAACGTATCGAGAAAAGCGCATAAAAAATAAGTGATGTCGCCAAATAGGCGGCTTTTTTGTTACGTCCAGAACGTGCGGAGGACGTTAAAAGCTGCATGAGACTAGCCGAGGGGCGTAAACCGGAGGTTCACAATGGAAAAACCACAAATCAAATCATTTCGTGATAGATTGCCTGCTAATTGGCTTCAAATGTTTGCCGGTGAGGGCGGCGAGGGCGAAGGTGACGGCGGTGAAGGTGGGGACGGACAGGGCGGAGACGGCGGCGGCGAGGGTGATGGAAAAGATGATAAGGAACAAGGCTCAAAATCATTCACGCAAGAGGATATCGACAAAATTGTAAACAAAACGATTGCCCGCGAGCGTTCCAAGTGGGAGAAGGACTTTGAAACAAAGCTTGAGGCTCAGAAATCAGAAGCTGAGAAACTGGCGAAGATGAATGCGGATCAACGTGCAGAGCATGAGCGGACTAAGCGTGAGAATGAATTGGCTGAACGTGAAGCAGCTATCAATCGCCGTGAGTTGAGGGCTACTGCTCTGGAATCACTGGCCGAAAAGAGCCTGCCTTCTCAATTGGCTGAAATTCTCGTATATACGGACGCCGAAAGCACAAACAGCAGCATTGCAGCCGTAGAAACCGCATTTAGAGCAGCGGTAGAATCGGCTGTTAACGAGAGGCTGAAAGGTGAAGCCCCAAGAGGCGGGGGCGGCGCGGCTCCGAAAGGCTACGATGCAGGTAAGTCCATGGCTGAACAAAGAAACCAGAAAGGAAGTGGCAAATAATGAATTTGAATCCACGGGTTAAAGAATATGGATCACAGAAGGAAATCCTCTATACCGTCAAAGGATCTATTGAAAAGGTTGGAGGGATCACGCTTGATGGTACAAAGTTCGCTGTTAATACTCTCATTCCGGCAGGGACGGCTGTAAGCATCCAAGTGAGCGGTCTGGCTAAGCCCTGGGCTGATGCTGACACAGGCGTTCCATATCTGACTAATCATGATGTATTCACCGGAGAGGCCACGACAGTCAATGTGGTTGTTGGGGCATGGGCAGAGGCGCTTGTAGTTGAAAGTAAGCTTGCGGGCGTTACAGCAGCATTTAAGACAGCTGCCGGCGGGCGGTACCGTTACTACTAAAAAACAAAAGGAAGGGTGAATAAAGAATGGGAATTCTTTCACTGGATCAATTTAAGAAGCCGACATTTTTGGGGTACGTAGAGAATCGTATCCTTCCGAAACAATATCTGCTGAAGGCAATCAGCGAATTCGACGTAACGTATGATTTGACTTTCGATTATGATGTATTTACTCAGACATACGCACCGAGCGCGGCTATCACTGGCTGGAACGCAGGAGCTCCATTGAGGGACAAGCAGGGGCTCAAGACTTTGACTCAAGAGATTGCCAAAATTCAGCATGGTGTCCGTATCGATGAGCGGGAACAGCTTAAATTTATGAATCCGCGGGTTAATGACGAACGCGAGCGCGCAATCAAACGTGTATATGATCAAACCGACCGTCTGATTGAGGGTGTGAATGACACTGAAGAGTGGATCCGCGCTCAAGCCGCCTACATCGGAACGATCGTTTACAATTCAAATGGCGTTCAAATCAATGTCAATTTCGGTTTGCCCGCTATTGTAACACCAGCAACGGCATGGAGTGACCGTGCTGCTTCTAATCCGTTGGATGATTTCAGAGCTGCTGTCCAAGCATTCAAAGATGCTAACGCCGGGCAGGCCCCAAAATACATCGACCTTTCAGGCAGTGTTTTGCTGGATATTACTCTAAACCAACAAATTCGCGGTGCGATCTACGGCGTTAACAGCGCAATGATTCCAACAAGAGCACAAATTGAAAGTCTCTTTATTTCGGTAGCTGATGCACCAATAGCTATCCGGGTAAATGACGACAAAATTTCACTTGATGGAGCTGCGGCTTCGCGGTTGCTGCCAGCCAGAACGGTTGCCCTGCTGGGAGAGCAACCTATCGTCACCGTTCAAGGCCCTACAGTGGAGAAGGACTTCAATCCTGGTATCTATGTAGTGCCTAAAATCGACATGGGGCCGCCGCCACAAGAAGAAATATATGTGGGTGAGTCTGCATTTGTCGGCGTTAAACAACCATCCCAAATCCACCGCCTGTCGGTTTAAGAGAGGAGCTATCATAAATATGACTAAATACAAAGTGCTAACCCCCGTCCTTCAAGGCGGGGTTATTGTTGATTCCGGGGAGATCGAACTGGACGATAAGCAGGCTCTGCGGCTGCAGGAGCTGGGTGTAGTCGGCGATGAAATCCCGGAAGAGGCGAAAGAACTGGAGGACATGAGTGCTCCGGAGCTTAAGTCTTATGCTAAGAAGAATGGCATTGACCTCGCCGGGGCCACTAGGAAAGAGGAAGTGCTTAAGGTCATTCAAGATCATGAAGCCAATCAAGGCAACGAGGGCGGCGAGTAACCGCCCTTTATTTTATGGGGGTGGAGGATTTGACAACTCTCGAGAAACTTAAGATAGCGCTTGGAATTTCGACATCCGATGAAACACAGGACCCGGCACTGAATCTGCTACTTATGGATACGGAGACAGACCTGTTGGCCTGGACTAACAGGTCTGTCTTACCTCCAACGCTTGAACCAGCTCTGAGGCAGCTCGCTATAATGCGCTATAACAAGGTGGGCATAGAAGGTCAGACAAGCCACGGAGAAGGCGGAGTGAGCCGTTCGTTTGAAGACTTGCCGCCATCAATCAAGCAGTCTGTCAGCCGCCATGTGATTATCAAGGTGGTGGGCTCTCGTGAGGCTTAGAGAGCGCGACAAACGTTCGGTAGTATTTAAGGGTAGGATAACCATTAAAGAGCCTGACGCGACCACCTATGAAGGCTGGGACCCAGTAGGAGTAACCATCAGGGGTAGTGTGCAGCCGGCAGGCGGCCGGACAATGGCTGAAATGTACGGGGAGCGGCTGGCGTATATGCTTACGATGTATGTAGAGGCTCAGGCAATCATTCCTGAGTCTACTTTTGCATGTGTGTACACCGCTGATCCGGATTACAAGGTTGTCGCTGTACGGCCCTGGAATGGCCATAAGGTGATTGACTTGGAGAAGGTGAAGAAATGACGATAATAGAGGGATTGCCTAGCTTGCTGCGGAAACTGGATCGACTTGGCGGCGTAGTAGATCAGTCACTGAAGATCGGCATGCTACAAGCTGCTCACAAAGTCCAGGGAGATGCAAAAGACCTGTGCCCAGTAGATGAGGGGATACTCCGTAACAGTATTCAGGCTGGCGTCCGGGAGCGAGACGGCAAGGTAGAGGGGTTTATATCAACCAACATCTATTACGCCCCTTACGTAGAGTTTGGGACCGGCCAGCGCGGCGAGGCATCGGTTAACCCGCCTCCAATGATAGGCAGGCTCCGATACCGGCAGGACTGGAAAGGTAACAGAGCTCAACCATTTCTATATCCGGCTGTCGTTCAAAATAAAAAGATTGTGCCGCAGATCGTTAAGGCCAAAGTGAAGCAGGATGTCATTAGACTGATGGGAGGCACTCCATAATGTACGATATAAAACCAGAGGTGAATGCATTACTGTCTGCTATCCCAGGTGTAACAGTATCCGATGCATACCCAGCCAGCTTTAATGATCTGCCGCACATATCCTTTTACGAGATTGCTAACACAGATCCACTGAAAATAAAGTTGTCGCCGCTATCTGATGTGGCTGTCCAGGTCGATATATGGCATGACCGTTCAACCGGTGTAATAGCTGCTGCAGTTGAACAGCAGTTAGGTAGTATCGGACTGCGGAGAGAGTTCGCGGCCGATGTACCGGATCCGGATGGGATTAAGCATAAAACAATGCGGTACCGCGGAGTAGTGGATACTCGCAATAATTTGGTTTATCAATAAAGGAGGAATGGCAAGATGGCAGGTATATTGAGTAAAGAGACCACACTATCCTATAAGGCAAGCGGCGGCTCTTCGTTTATCGAAATCCCGTTGCTGATGGAAGTTCCAGAAATCGGCGGTGACCCGGAAAAAGTAGAAGTAACCACTCTTAAGGACAACGTCAAAAAGTACATTCCTGGGATCAAAGACCTGGGGGATTTGGCCTTTAATTTCCTATACGATAATAGCACAGCGACAAGTAACTATCGTGTGCTGAATGGGCTGTCAGAAGCTAATACCCTCGCTACCTATCAGCTGGAGTATCCAGATGGCACAACGCATGAATTTGACGCCTATGTATCTGTGAAGATGGGCGCCGCTGCAGTCAACGCTGCTCTGATGTTTACGGCAACATTCTCATTGCAATCTGATATTACTGTTACAAATCCAACGACATAATTGGTTTATTGTGATATTATGGTGGCATCTAACCAAAACGGAGGAAAAGTAATGCGATACCTGCTTTGTTTCGTGCCACCATTAGCCGTATTAAGCTGTAAGAAGCCCGGCCAGTTTTTGTTGAGCTGCATTTTGACGATCTGTGCCTATTTCCCTGGAGTTATTCATGCCATACTGGTTGTAAATGCATATAAAGCCGACAAACGAACTGACCGTATTGTACATGCTATAGAGCACGGACAAAGATTTTAATACACGTATCACATTAATTAGGCACTCTCTACGGGGAGTGCTTTTTTCGTGTGAAAATTTGAGAGGATGATCATTAATGTTGTACACGACCTTTGAAGCTGTTGGTAAAGAATATAAACTGCGCTTGACGGCAGCTGCGAGTCAGAGCCTGGAGAAAAAACTGGGTGGAAAGAATCCGATGGATGTAGTAACATCACTCAGCGAAAGCAACATGCCGCTGGTATCGGATCTATTAACAATCCTGCATGCATCGATGCAAAAATTCCAAGCCAATGTTTCATTTACTGACGTACTGAATATGTACGATGAATATGTAGACTCCGGTCAATCCTATATGGACCTTATCCCTGTATTGATGGAGGTATTTAAGGTCAGTGGTTTTTTTCCGAAGGAGAAAGTGGCGGAGTAGAAGACTCCGACCCGCCAGACCGACACAAAACATTAACAGAGTTATATGACGAGCTGTATCCTATCGCGCTTGAGTGCGGTGTGGATGCAGTTTTTTATTGGGACATGACTTTTAAGGAAATAGCGGCGGCAATTAAGGCAAAACAGAAAATTAACAAAAATGAGCTGAAGCAGCAGGCCGAGTTATTGCACTCTATCGCAACCCTGGTGGGAATAGCCGTCAATGCGCCTAAGAAGTACCCACCTTTCGAAAAGGCCTTCCCGAAATTGTGTGAACCTCAAGAAAACGAAAATACCAAAGAACAAAAACCAGTACAACAACCATGGGAAATCATGAAGGCCCGGGTAAATGCATACGCAGCTGAAGCTGAACGCCGGAAGCGGGGTGCTAAAAAGAATGGCGACAATTGATGAACTGCGAATACTGATTACAGCCGAGACTCGCGGATTGCGAGACGGCATACGGGATGCCCAGCGGCAGGTTGGGCAGATGGAAAACAGCGTTAAGAAGGCTACGGACGGCATGTCGAAAGCTTTTAAGGCGGTCGCTGCTGCAATAGCAGCCCTGGGAATAGCCAAACTGGTCAAAGATGCTATCGGCGCCGCGAGTGAACTGGAAAGTGCTATGGCGGGGCTGACAAGCATCGTAGTAGGCCATGGGATGTCGATGAAGAACGCGAATCAGTACATCCAGGAGTATATTAAAGACGGTTTAGTGCCTCTTACTAGCGCCGTGACCGCTTACAAGAACTTGGCGTCTAGAGGGTATACAGAGGATCAAATTCAAATCGTAATGAATCGCTTAAAGGACTCCGCTGCATTTGGCCGTCAGGCGTCCTATACGCTGGGTAAAGCGGTAGAGTCTGCTACAGAAGGTCTGAAAAATGAAAACTCGATACTGGTAGATAATGCCGGGGTCACAAAAAATGTCGCGAAGATGTGGCTAGATTATGCAAAGGCACAGGGCATAAGCTACACGGAGCTTACCAAACAGCAAAAAATTACTGCTGAAGTTAACGGTATCATTGAAGAGACGCGCTTTCAGATCGGTGATGCGGCAAAGTACACGGATACTTATGCCGGGCGTATTGCAGCACTCACAAAGACGATGAAAGACATACAGGTGAGCATGGGGCAGGCGTTTATGCCGATCGCCAATGTTATCTTGCCCTTGCTGCAGACGCTCGCTAATGCGGTAGCTAGAGTGGCGGCGTACATCGCGTCATTTATGCAGGCGCTCTTCGGAGTGGCAAAAGGCCAGACTGCGCAGGCTGCTAGTGCTAATCAGGCGGCCGCAGCTCAAATAAATGTAGGAGATGCCGCAGAAGCAGCTGGCAAAAAGGCAAAGAAGGCCGCCAAAGAGGCTAAAGGCGCTGTCGCCTCATTTGATGAGATTAACCAGTTGGCTGATAAATCAGGAACCTCCGCGGCTGACGATGCTGACGGGGCGGGAGCCGGCGCCGTTGGTGATTTGGGCATTATGCCCGGAATCAATGATTTCACCGCAGCGCCAATACCGGAGGCAATTCAAGCTGCGGCCGATGAAGCAAGAAGAATTCTTAAACAATTGGGATCAGACTTAGCCGATCTGTGGAATGTGTTTGCCGGTGCGTGGTCAGGATTACGCCCTGCGCTGCAGCCGTTGGTTGATATGAAGGCTCCCATTATGGCGGCTATAAATGACATGGGTAAGACATTTTCTCAGTTGAGAGATAATACACTTATCCCTATTGGGAAATATATTTTACTTGATTTCATTCCTTCCATCGTGGTTGGATTCACTAAGTCTTTTGCACCGGTTATTGCTAGTGAAATCACATGGGCTTTTGAAACATTTGCAAAGACATTTCGGAATTTAACTGATGTGGTAGAGGGATTGTGGTCGGGGACGTGGCTGCCGGCTCTGGAGAATGTTAAAAATGCATTTTTAGAGACAATGCCGACTATAGCAGCATCCATACAAAGCTTGTTGGACAATACGATCAACCCATTTGTTGATTACATGCTTAATCAGTTCCTTATCCCAGTAGCTGCACAGCTTAACGAAACTCTTGTCCCAATTTTCGCCGATACCCTGGTGTTTGCTATGACGGAGTTCTCGAAAACTGCAACGCTGGTGGTAGACACGGTCAATGCGCTATTCACATCAACACTTATGCCTGCCGTGGTGTCCTTAAGGGATGCATTTATGAGTGCAATACCTGATATTGGCGGATCGCTGCAGAATCTGCTCAATGGGTTCATCAAACCTTTTGTGGTCTACATGGTGGATGACTTTATCGTGCCTATCGTCAATCAGTTCTTGAAAGTATTCGTGCCGTTATTTACTGATACGCTGGTGTGGTCAATAGAAGAGTTCTCTAAAGTATTCCGGAATGCCACAGACATGGTTAACGAATTGTGGAGCGGTACATGGCAGCCGGCTATTGAATTAGTTAAGAATGCCTACATTAACGCCATGGAGACGATCGGATTCTCCATTAAAAGCTTGATGGATAACACGATTAAACCATTTATCGATTTTGCAATTAACGATTTTATCCTACCGATTGTGAAGCAATTGGAAGAAACTTTCATTCCGATCTTTGCGGAAACCTTAGCATGGGCATTTGAAGAAACGGCTAAAGCGTTTGAGTGGGCTGTAGAACTGATTAACGATGTATGGGAGACTACACTGAAACCTATCTTTGAAATCATAAAGGAAATTGTACTGGATACACTCGATATCATCCAAAGTGCTTGGGAAGAACATGGGCAGGCAATATTGGACGGATTGTCTGAAGTGCTTGATAAAATCATGAAAACTGTACAGCGGTTATGGGATGATGTGCTAAAGCCTATAATCATGCCGTTCCTGGCAAAAATCAAAGAGCTCTGGGAAGGTACATTCAAGGATATTGCTAAACAAATGATGGACTTTGTACTGAACCTGATTGAATTAGGAACGATGATTTATAACAAATTCATCGACCCTTTGATTAACATGATCATAGATAGCCTTGCACCAGCATTTGTAAAGGGATTTAATATAGCTCTTAACATTGTGACTGATGTAATTAAATCTATTGGTGGAGTTATTAAGGGGATCATGGAAGTGTTCAACGGTTTAATTACATTCCTCTTAGGAGCATTTACCGGTGATTGGGGCAAGGCTTGGGAAGGTGTGAAAACGATATTCAAAGGCGTATTTGACAGCCTATGGTCAATTGTCAAGTATCCTTTAAATATGATCATCGATGGAGTAAATCAAATGATTTTGGGTCTGAATTCGATTAAGATCGACATACCTGATTGGGTGCCAGGATTTGGAGGAGAAAAATTCGGTATCGACATCCCGCGGATACCTAGATTGGCTAGAGGCGGAATTGTTGATTCCCCAACAGTGGCGATGATCGGCGAAGCGGGCAAGGAAGCTGTTATTCCGCTGGAGAACACTAGCTTCGTGAATACTTTGGCAAGTACGTTAGGGTCCGCTGTCATGGCAGCAATGCAAATGGGCGGAAACGGCTCAGCACCTACCGGTGGTGGGGATATTGTCGTGCAAATTGACGGAACTACACTAGCCCGCATAATGAATCCGTATCTGGAACAAGAGCAGGGACGTATTGGCGGCGCAATACTCACTACAACATAAGGGAGTGGGAACATGATCACAGTCAATGGAGTGGAATTGCCCACTCCCTCAGATTTTAGGGTGGGTATAAATGATATCGTTAAGGCCGAGCGAAATGCCCGGGGGCGCATGATCATTGAGCGTATAACCACCAAGCGGAAATTAGAATTATCGTGGAAATACCTGACCGAAAACCAACTTTCTCTTGTACTGAGCACGATATCGCCGATTACTTTTACCGTAACATATCCGGATCCCACTGGCGGCCGGCAGTCGGCGTCATTCTATGCCGGCGATAAGAGTATTGGGGCTATGGATTTTTTGAACGGCGTAATACGCTGGAAAGATATTAAATTCAATCTGATCGAACTATAAAGGAGTGGGAGATATTGATAAATGTATCAAGGGCATTCAAAAACGCCGTCTATGCTCCCACTCGCAAGACGGCAGCGGCGGTGCAGTTTGATATCCTGGATAACACTGCCTATGAGGACAATACGTTCACCACGCCCTCTGAGGCGCTTATATCGAGGTCTTGGCAACTGGATAATAAGATCAGGAAAACAACAAACAGGTACGCCACTTTCGAAAAAGACTATTTCAAGCTGGACGGCACATTTTGTATTCCGCCGCGGTCCTCTGATGTAGCTGACGATGAGTTAGGTTGGTGGAGCTCCGAAATATGTAATGCTGTAGGAGTGTTCGCCACTCCGCAAATCATAACCTGTTCATTCGCTGAGCCCCATAGTTCTTTAGGGCTGTCCATCGTATTTGACCAGATGGCGAATGAATACGCTGCTGATTTTGTGATTGATGTTTATGACGAAGATAACGAAATAATCAACCATGACAATGTGATTGGCAATAACAGTCCGCTTTATGTATTTGAAGAAGGCCTGAACGCTTATAAAAAAATCATACTTACGATTACCAAATGGGCTAAGCCGTATCGGCGAGCCCGAGTGATTGAAATCGACTTCGGTATTATTAAACAGTATGACGGCGAGAAGTTGATTAAGGTTAATCTCATCGAGCAAATGAATGTTGTTGGTGACACGCTGCCGTCAAATGAGTTGAAATTCACGGTTGATAACAGCGACAAGGAATTCAATATCCTCAACCCAGATGGGTTTTACCGTTACTTAAACAAAAACCAAGAGGTAAGCATGTCCCTAGGGGTAGAAGTGGCCCCCGGCGTATTTGAATATATCGGGGCAAGTAAATTTTATCTTACCGATTGGCAGAGCGATGAAGGTTCCTTGACCACTACATTTACGGCCCGGGATATTCTTAATAACTTGGAGTCTATTGATTATGTCAGTATATCGGATACTAATCTCTATGATCTGGCTGAAGACATAATGCTCCGGTCCGGAGTGGAGTTTTACTATATCGATCCCGCACTCGCAGACATACCAACAAGCGGATTTAAGGATAAGTTATCGGCCAGAAAGGCGCTGCAGTGTATTGGCCTAGCAGGGAAGGCTGCTGTCTTCAAGGATAGAGCGGGGTATCTGAATGTTCGTCAGTTTGAAGCTCTGGATGCCCGCACAACCTACTTAACCTATATTGGAGAGCCAGGCCTATATGTAAGCCCTAGCACCTTTATGGAGATTGATAATGATTATGGCATGAAGTCAATCACCTTTGACAATGTGTATAAAGAGCCTCAGATCAAACTTGATAAGCTGATAAACAGCCTGGATGTTGTCGTGAATAACTATGCCGCTGATGAAGTTGGCAAGGAAGTGCTCAATACGACAGTGGACATTGACGGCACACTCACTGTGTTTTTCGATTATCAGGACCCTATTATCGCCAGTAGCAGCAGCATCACAGTAACAGGAGCTTCAGCATACACAGTTTTAGGATCATATGATGTGGGGCTGAGAATCCAAATTACTGCAAACGGCGCTGTAGGGGTTCGTGTGACCGGAACATCTCTCATGACTGTCAAAACTACCTATACTTTGACGGATCCGGCAATCTCTGACGGAGCCCCTCTGAAGCTGGACAACCCGCTGATTAATGACCCGGCGCACGCTTATGAAATAGGTAAATGGATACTGCAGGAGAAAGCGCTGCGGGCTATTTATGATGTGAATTGGCGGCAAAATCCATGTTTAGAGTGCGGTGATATTGTACTGGTCGAGGATAGTTTCGGAGCAAAAAAACAATCGCGAATTATCAAGCAGGAATATGAATTTGATGGAGCCCTACGCGGCAAGACGACAACCAAAGGAGGGATGTAAATGGGAGGGACATATAACTGGGGAGTAAAGTCATCGGCTAGAGAAGGTTCGACTAAAGGGCCAGTGCGAGCCGAAGGCAGTTTATCTTTATTCCCGAAGAACTCTCAAGACCCTCAGAGCGCATATAACTTTGCTGTTATCACGGGCGTCCGCGGCGGTGTACCGTATACAGAGGTTTGGATACTAATCAATGCTTGGTACGATTACGACACTCAGCGGTTTAAACGGACAGATCCGGACAACTTCTCCTTTGGGTGGCAGATGCAGGGCGGCGGGACTTACCCAGGCGAAGAATCTATAGGGGATTTCATCAACCAGGGGGTTAACTTGTGGAAGGCAAACGGCAAGAAAGCCTATGCCGAAGGTGACCCCATGCGAGACTTGACCGGAGAGGACATTGGAGCTCTCCAGGAGGACGGTTCTTGGCGTGAGTATGGAATTATGCTCGGATGGAACAATCACTTTATGCTGGACGCCTATGGAGGTATGACAATAGGTGGTGCAGGGTTTGAGATTGATGGTTCTGGAACATCCCCATTTAAGCGAGTCTCCATCGGAAAGTTTAGTGGTGGACGTTCAACGCCCGGGCGGCCGGTTACGGATTACACGTTTGCCTACAACGGCACAATGTGGAATACACAGCACGGACTATGGAATAAAGACGAGGATCAGCTGGCCGGTTATTACTATGGATTGCAGAGTGCTATTAACTTCTATGATCAGGGGGAAACCATTAACCCCGGATCCAATCGGGCCACTATGGAAGATACCAAGTTTGTTATTAAGCGCTTGGGTGGCTACATGAGGCCACAGGTTGAAAACTGGCAGGACATGCTTGAAGTCACTGCTGAAGGAGAATTAAAGATTACCTCCTGGGAGACGGTAGGCACAGTATCAGCAGACATAAACCCAGCAGGGGCAACGACAGTACTTATTCCTTTTCCTGATTCCAGTTGGAACAAGGATAATATGATCATATCCTATCTGAATGGTACCACTGCCTATTATGAGGACATGCTCAGAAATAAGCAGCATACCTGGGAATCTGGTGGACTACGGGTAAACATTGAATTTAACTACTATAGCAAAGTTAGCTATACGGTTAAGAAAATGCTCAAGACAACGAGATCCTTTCACCCCCGCAAAGGGGTCAGCGTCAACGGAGCTCCGGACAAGCTTGTTATTGATGCCGACATGATCTCCGGGACAACAGATTTTAACGCTAATTACCCGGATTCCTCCTGGAACAAAGAAAACACGATGGTTTTAGGTGTCATCGGAGTATTATCGGATGGGAACAGACGGCAGCTGAGCACGAACGTTACTATCACTCCTTACGGAATATATGGAGGACTCGGAACAAGCGATTATGTATCCGCTAAGATCATTTTGCAAAAATATTAATACCTACAAGGCGGTGAAATGATGGTATATACCCCTAGGACTTGGGTAGACCGGCAAGTCGAGCGGCCTAAAACATACAATTTACAAGAAAATGTCGATGGTACGGTCACACTGTTGCCTGCTGAAGGGATCATTATAGAAGCAGGAACACCATTGATAGCTGAAAACATGAATCAAATCGAACAAGGCCTTGAGGATGTAAGCGAAGCTGTTGGAAATGGGGTGAACGACTATATCCGGCAGCCGGCGTTCGCGGGCACTGCGGGCACCTCAACGGCATATACGGTCACACTCAATCCGGCACCGTCTGTACTATTGGATGGGTTTGGTATTACTATAGTGCCTCACGTAACTAATGGGGCAAATGCTACGCTCAATATTAATGGACTTGGTGGATATCCACTAAAGAAGCAAAACGGTCTTAATTACCCAGCCGGCAGGCTCATTGCAGGCAAACCCTATACATTTCGCAAAGTTGGGTCGGATTTTTTAGCCGATAGCGCGGGCGGCAATGGTGATGCAGTTGTAATGGATGTCCGCGCTGGGAAAAAGTTCACCAATGATATCACTGACGAATTGGTAGGGGAGTTGCCTGTAAGAGATTCTGGAGTTACTACAGTAACTCCAGGTCCAGCAGCCCAAACGTTGCCGCCCGGTATAAGAGATTTCAATATCATTGTGAGCGGAGTTGCGGTGCCTGCTGGGAATGTATTGTCCGGAACCACAATAGCAGGAACAGCAGGGACAATGCCTAACCAAGCGGCATATACAGCAGCTGTCTCAAGTGGTTGGGATGGCAGTATACTCTATATTAGAATACCGCGCGGAGCTTATTTATCTAATACTGGTGTTGGTTATCCAGAAATTCAGGTAACGGCATCACAAGCTAGAGCAGACGGAAACATTGTAGCTAGTAATATCCGAAACGGTACTTGGATTTATGGAGTACAAGGTTCTTTGGTTCCTGATACTTCTGGGGTCATTGGCGTAGATTATTATAGCTATCCAGGTGCGGGTGCTGTGGGAACATACAACATTGTCACGGTCCCATCATGTAAGTATTTCATATTCGGAGACTATCCAAGTAGCAATGGTGTTTCTTCCATATTTACGTATGCCACGACAGGCAGTCCTTTGCTGCATTTCCAGATTGTCGATGCTGGTGGGGTTAGCTTAAACTTAATCAGCATATCTAATACACAGATGACTGTACGCATAAAAGACGTATATTTCAATGCAGCGGCCCGAACAGTTAAAATAAGTACAGAAGATATAATAGGAGCTACTAACACATATAGTTTGCCTGGTGGTTTTAATGCTGCTGGAGCCATTACACTGCGTTGGCAGTCCGTTTCATCAGGTTCAAGCAGCCCTTACAATGGATGCTGCTTTGCAGGTAATATACTCTACGCTTAGAAGCTTTTTAGATGTTATTTGTATATAAAGAAGGTGAATATATTGGCATGGCAAACACCTAAAACAAATTGGACATCTAATGACTACTATAATTTTGAAGACCTGAACAGAGTTGAATCAAACTCTGTTTTTTTGGCTGATAAATTAGGGGAATATCTCTCGAGAGTGATTTCTCTCAACGGGGTCACAACCAATAGAACGATGTCGCGGATTGAATTTAATGATCAACTAAATCGCATTGAAGGCAATATTGCAATTCTTGCGAGCAATTTTTATAAACCGGTGGGCTGGAAAGAAGTTAAAACAACTTGGTCAGCGAATCAGCCATTTGATTACAATGACGCCAACCGATATGAAAACAATCTAAACCTGATTTATATTTTGCTGATGGACGCAATTAACAATTATAAGTATGCCGGGACATTTGCGGCCGGCGAAGGAGTGCTATAAATGGCGTATACCAAAACAACATGGAAAGATCGTCTTGTCCAGCGCCCGCGAACGTATATCGAAACCACAAACTCAGACGGCAGCATAACGCACGTGCCCTCTGAAGGGACCATTACTGAAGCGGGGACACCAGTGAATGCCTTGAACCTGAATAAGCTAGAGAACGGCTTAGAGGCGGTCAGCGCTGCAGCTGACACGCTGCGGACGGATGTAGATGGGCACACTACAGAATTGGTTGCCGTTAATGAACAGTTGGCGGA